CACTCCCAAATTGATCATGTTTCCGACATTTGAATCCCACCCCTATCGTTTTCCAATGGCAACAATTTCCCAAATTCACACCGAGCTTGAGTTGGAGATGATGTCGCGCGCAGACATTATCGTCACATTGCACTCCATCATGGAACATATCGAAGCGCGGTTTCAGCACCTCGACAGACAAGAGAAAAAACACCTTGCGTTTGATACGCTGTTTTGTCTCGGAGAAAAAAACGGTCTAGCCGCAGTCGACTTGGACACATTGATGATTTTCTCAATCATCGACATGATTGCACACATTGGAAAGTACGGTACCAAAGTCAATCGACACACGACTAAGAAAGACCAGTCCACCAATACAGAAAACGGTAAAAATGATATGAACGATTTTACGTTCTGTTTTTGTAGCTAAGCTTAGTAAGAAGCCGAGCGTGCATTGTACGAAGCGCACACACCGCTCATGCAGTTGCTGTAGGCATCGCGGGCCAGGGCGCGATTGTCGCAGCACTCGCCACGGCGCCAAGTGTTGCACAGCACAGAATCACCTTTGTCACTGGAATCACTTCCGGTAGATACGTACGGTGTACCACCGAATGCGGTGGTAGCCACAAACAAAGGCTTGTTGGCTGAACTAACCGAGCTACCATACATGTTGCAATAATAAGTAGCCAAGGAACGGTAACCACAGTTTGCTGGGTTTCTTCCTGAGTACTCCATAGGACGTGACATTTTATAATATGAAAAATATAAAAAAAAATGTGAAAAAAAATTAACTATGAACGAATCGATTGATCACAAAGATATCACCGCGCGCCTGAAATTTATCGGCCGCTTGAGTAAAGGCGACAAAATCAACGTCAAAAACATGTTTATTCAGCAGCAAAACAGCTGGCTCGACAAACTCAGCAGAAGTTTCTACTACGTCGACGACCGAACCAACACGCTCGCATTTCTCATCCACACATTGAAAATCTCCTTCGAGCTCTTTGAAACTTGTGTCAAAAGCAACGACGCGTTCAGCCAAATTCAGGCTCGTAACCTCTTCACCGACCTTCGCACTGCAAAAAAAGGGTTAATTAATTTGAAAGATACATATGCCGACGATGTCATGTTTGTATGCAAACTTGACGCGCTTATTGAAGAAAACGACGCAAAACTTGAAGAAATTCGTTCGAAATTTTTTGCCAACGAAAAGAATTTATGAAAAAAAATTTGGGAATAACACAAAAAATTTTATCCCAAAGTTTTGATCACTTCGTACACCGAAACAAAACCGTAGTTCACATCTCCACAGGTCTTTGTTTCATCATCCGCACACGGTCGACAGAATGAATCGCGCTCACCACGCACCGCTGGCAAACGGTCCGCGCACCAACATACCACACCGCTGTCTATGCCCATCACCACCGAATTTCGCTGACCACACATATTGGCACATTCCTGAACAATTGTCACGTTGTCTAGATCTCCCGCGAAAGTAGGCATGACAACGCTGGTCGGCCAGCTGCCCATCGGAAGCTGGCGAGGCGATTTCACACAAACACGGTACTCGGAACGGTACGAGATTACGATCGGCTCTAGAACAGGCAATGTGGTTGGAGAATGAGTTGGCTCGGAGGGGGTTGGATGGGAACTTGGTTGCGACGGTTGCGGACTATGATAATTGTTGTTTACGGGTTGTGTTGGATGAGATGGCTGAGAAGGTGATGCACTATGATGATTGCTGTTTACCGGATGTGTTGGATGAGCAGGTTGCGACGGTGATGGACTATGATGATTGTTGTTCACCGGATGTGTTGGATGAGATGGTTGCGACGGTGATGGACTATGATGATTGCTGTTTACGGGATGTGTTGGATGAGACGGCGAAGGATTATGATGATTGTTGTTCACCGGATGTGTTGGATGAGACGGCGAAGGATTATGATGATTGTTGTTCACCGGATGTGAAGATTGAGATGGCTGAGACGGTGAAGGATTATGATGATTGCTGGTTACCGGATGTGGTGTTGGATGTGAAGGTGAAGGATTATGATGATTTTTGTTCACCGGATGAGAAGATTGAGATGGCTGAGACGGTGAAGGATTATGATGATTGTTGTTTACCGGATGAGACGGCTGAGAAGGTGAAGGATTATGGTGATTGTTGTTCACAGGATGAGTTGGATGAGCAGGTGAAGGATTATGATGATTGTTGTTCACGGGATACGGCTGATAAGGTGAAGGATTATGATGATTGCTGGTTACCGGATGTGTTGGATGAGATGGGTGAGACGGTGAAGGATTATGATGATTGGTGTTCACCGGATGTGTCGGATGAGGTGAAGGATTATGATGATTGTTGTTCACGGGATGAGAAGATTGAGATGGTTGAGACGGTGAAGGTTTATGATGATTGTTGTTCACCGGATGTGTTGGATGAGATGGTGAAATATTATGACGATTGTTGTTTACCGGATTAGATGAATGAGACGGTGAAGGATTATGATGATTGGTGTTTACCGGATGAGACGGCTGATAAGGTGAAGGATTATGATGATTGCTGGTTACCGGATGAGTTGGATGAGAAGGCTCAGAAGGTGAAGGATTATGATGATTGTTGTTCACGGAATGAGAAGATTGAGACTGCTGAGAAGGTGAAGGATTATGATGATTGGTGTTTACCGGATGAGACGGCTGATAAGGTGAAGGATTATGATGATTGCTGGTTACCGGATGTGTTGGATGAGATGGGTGAGACGGTGAAGGATTATGATGATTGGTGTTCACCGAATGTGTTGGATGAGATGGTGAAGGATTATGATTATGTTGATTGTTGTTCACCGGATGTGTTGGACGGATCGCATGATTTACCGAATCTGTGTGAGAAGATGGTGTTTGAAACTGTGTTTCATTTTTCTCGTTTGAACCATGTGCGATAACTTTGAAAGAGTCGATATTTGTCGTTGCCAAGTTTGATAACTTTTCACGCACGTTTGCTGCCAATTCGTGACGTTTCACACCATAGAAGTAATTGTTTTGAATCAATTGTCTGATGGATTTTTCATGTTTCTCTCCCTCTTCGTTTTCATCCTCCTCCTCGTCTTCATCGTCTTCATCGTCTTCATCGTCTTCGTCGTCTTCGTCGTCTTCTTCCTCCTTCATTTGCAGGTGCAATTTTTCGAGAAGTTCGTTCATCATGGTCTTCATTTGAGTCTCAAAACGCAAGGTCAAAGTATGCGAAGAATCATCTGTTGCAGTCGAATTGGAACCGCTAGTAGAGTTGGTTGGTGGTGTGTCAATGTCGGTTGAATTGAAGTCCGTCGCGTTCTGAATGCTCTGCAACTTGGCCGCCCAGTGCTTGTCGTACTTGCTCAATAACAACTCGACATCATTGGATGTGTATCTATTGAAAATCGTCGGATCGTAAATGACATAGTTGTTCATGGTTCGACCATGGTAGGTCATCATCTCTGGCGCCGACAATGGCAGGTGACGTTTGAGTGTTCGTTCGGGCACAAAACAATCCAAATACGATTGGTTGTTGATGTTAAAAATATTGAGATCTTTCATCTGCCGACCGAGTTTGTTCTCGTACCCGAAGTGGAAACCCACCAGTCGCTGCTCCGCGAGAGGATCAGAAGTTGTGTAGAACTTCGACTCGATTCGCAGCAAACTGGTGACGACCGAAAAGATGTGAACAAACTTCAACAGTTGACACCACATTTTTTACAAAAGGCGGTTTTTTATTTTTTATTATGGTTTTGGTTTTTGGTGATCAGCAAGTAGTACCCGAAAACTTCACACTTTTTCACAGACTTTTTGATCTTTTCGTCGTCGTCATTCACTCCCGTTACATCGATCTCGGCGGGTAAACTCTGCCAATAGTTTGCGGCGCCATGCGAGTCAAAATACGCACGAGCCGCCAGAACAAACAGGAACGGATTCTTCAGGTCTGCGTGTTCCAATTCACCAATCCAACCACGCACCATCGGCATTTCCGCTGCACTGAATTCCACGGCCAGACGTCGTGCCGCAGTTTGCACACGTTCCGCAAACGCGTACACCGCTGTTCCTTGTATTAGTTCCCACGTAAACATCATATTGTTTTGCTGCGCTTGCAGCATGCTGTCAAACAGTGATTCCTCTTGAGCACGTGAGGTTACGAAAGCCATTTTATTTTTCGGATTAAGTTATTTAAGAAATAATATGGTTACAAAAAAAATTACGCGAATGGCTGCTGCGGCTGAGCAAACCAATATTGCCAATGTTGTGCAAGAGGACGAGATGCAAACAACAACTGTGCAAAACAGTGCGCAAACCAGTCTACAAACGCCTGAAAGCAAAGACCTCTCCAATCAGGAACTGATCATTTTTAAGGCCATCACTGGTTTTGTCAGCGCTCTCAACGACGAGTTTGGTAGAAAGCACAAAAACATCGCTTTGTACAATCGTTTGCTGGAGAAAACAGGCGTTATGCATGTCCGACCCATCAAAAAACATATTGACATTTTCCGACAGTTTTTCGACAAAAATCGCAAAGCAATGGAGACCAGTAACGCCGCACTGCTTGTAGATCCGAGAATCGAATACAGTCACACCGTGTTCCTCGATGTTGCTGTCGTGATGAAACAGTCCGTACCGGACGACCTCAAGGTGATTTGGCGTCATCTGCTGACCATTCAGTACCACATCGATCCAATGAGCGCTGCCGGCAGAATGCTGCGTGCCTCATCCGCCGCGTCGTCAAGTGATAGTGATGGCAAAGAGCAAGATTTTCTCCAAAACATCATGAACAAAGTTCAGGAGTCGGCCGAGAAAGCCAACATCACCGAAAACTCCAATCCCACTGAAATCATGTCCAGTATGATGCAGAGCGGGGCAATGACCGACCTGATGAATGGTATGTACAAAGGTATCAACGACGGCTCGATCGATATCTCCAAAATCTTTGGCTCCCTGCAAGGCATGATGGGCAGTATGGGCGGCGGTGGAATGGGCGGCGGTCTACCGGCCGCAGGCGGATCACCACCACAGATGCCCGACTTGGGTGCCATTATGGGTATGGTCGGTCCGATGATGAATCAAATTATGGGCGGAATGGGAGGTGGAATGCCGCCACGTGGCCCGCCGCCGCCTCCTTCGGCCGAACAATAATATATTACACATTAAAGGAAACCTTGGTGCATACAAAAAATGAGTGGACTTTTGTTTTTGCAAACCTGCGATTTTAGCACTCAACCAAGCACTCGTGGCGGTGAAATTGTGTGTCACAACATTCGAGGTGTCAGTTTGATTTTGATGTATGCCACGAAATGCGAGTTCTGTCGACGCCTTATCCCCATTTTCAAGCGCTTGCCAGGCACCATTGGCGGGTGCCAATTCGGTATGGTCAATATCGAAAATGAACGGGAATTGGTGCGAATGAGCGTCTCCTCGCTGGTTCCCATTAGTTATGTTCCACTGATTGTTCTCTACGTCAACGGCAAACCGTTCATCCGCTACGATGGTGCTCACGAGGAACAAGCGATCCGCGAATTCCTCATCGATGTCACCAATCGCTTGCAAACACGTGAACGCTTTGCGGCTCGCTCCTCGACAGGAGGCGCGGCCAGTGCCGCCGATGCATCGAGCAAATGTAACGGAAAAACTCGCGATATTCCTGCATTCACTATTGGCTACCCACTGTACGGTGATGAAGACGACATGTACAAAGAATTCGACGAAGCTTACCCAGGCAGATGAACAGGCAAACGCGTCGCAAATGCGCACACAAACAACAATTGGGTGATCAGCAACATTCCGAGGATGATGCCATTTTCGCGAACAAGGAAAGAAACGTCCAATTGTCTACGAAAGATGATCACACACACTATGGTGATTGTAATGCAAATCGCACACAACCACGCAGACCACTCCAAAAGGTGCGCGTTGACATGCAATCGTTCGGTGTGGGAAAGAACCGGCATGTTCATTTTCGATAAAGCTTTCTCTTTGATTCGCGTTTCAAACAGAAAAAAATAGAGTGTCAATGCGGCACTCACCAGCACAGCGTGTACACATACATTGATCAGCAACATACAATTTTTTATTATAGTACATTTTATGTTTCACTGTTTGTTTCACTACTCGGGCGCTCTCACGTATTTGTATGGGACCGTCACAAACTGCTGGAAGAGGTACCTAATCACCGCAATTACAAGCAGACTGAGTGTCAAACTGACGAGCGAGTACGTGAAGTATGCCCTCGGTACAGTCAGCCACATTCCCACAGTCATCGCTACTCCCGCGGTCAAACTGAACCATCCAGCGAGGATCATGTCTTGAACCACTGGAAAGGTGTGTTCTTCGGGCAACACTTCGAACGATATGTAGAACCATACGAGAAATGCAAACACAAACAAGCACTGCTGTAATCCCATCGCCGCCAAGAAGAGTGTACTCATTTCTTTGATTGATTGAGTCATTGTTGCCTAGTGCAATGTTTTATGAATTGCAGCATTTTTCTGTCAAAATCACAAACGCATCAAACCACCTCCAGATTACGTCCTGGTTTTCCTTGTCCAGACTCAAGAACAAGCGTCGAAATTTCTCCGCTTGGTCATCGCCCAGTTGCACAAACAAAACATTGCGGTCGAAAAACGACGGGTTGCGCACACGAATTGTCTCTTTCTCCGGCAACAAACGGTTCACGAAATGACGATGAATGGTTGTGATTGGTATCTGGTCCTTCACCATGATACGTAACGCCACAAACTGTCCCTCCTCTTGGAAAATCTCGATCAAGTCATCCATGAACGCCACTATCGTTTTCTGCAAATCTTGAAGCGCTTTGATGGAGGCGGCCGTCATTTCTTACAATCTTTCATTGACGTGTATTCACCCTTTAAAAACACAATTGATCTCTTATAAAGCAGGGGCAAAACCGTCTGAACGGAAACAATAAAATGGGCATCAAGAACCTGCACCGCATCCTCGAGAAGTATGCACCGCGTTCCTATACGCAGCGTCACCTGTCGGAGTTTGCGTTCAAAAAAATCGCCATCGACATCTCTCTGTACCTCTACAAGTACAAAGCCATCGCCGGCCAGAGGTGGCTTGACTCATTTGTCGCACTTATCCACTCCCTCCGAAAGTGGAATGTGCACTGCATCTTCATCTACGACGGTCAGGCGCCACCGGAAAAGTTGGAAGAGCAAAAACGCCGTCGTGAGACCCGAGCCAAGATGGGCGACAAGATTGCACAACTAGAGCAGGAAATCGAAAGATACGAGTTGGACGGCACGATTGGTGACATGCTCAAAGGCATCTGCTATACGCCGACCAGTTCGCTGTTTCGTCGCGAGCTCGCCCCTCGGTTTGACATTCAGCTCGCGAAAGACCGCGTGCTGAAGATGAACTCGCAAATGATCTCGATCACACCCGATGATCTCAAACTCTCGCAAGACCTGTTTGACGTGCTCCAAATTCCGTACACGAAAGCGCCCGGTGAAGCCGAAAACTACGCCGCTCACCTGTGCAAGTACGGCTTTGTCGACGCCGTGCTCAGTGAAGACACCGACGTGCTCGCGTACGGTGCACCGGTGTTTTTGACCAAAATTGATACGCACGAAGACACGGTGGTGGAAATCTTGTACCAGACGATTCTCGATGAAACCGAGATGAAGTCCGACACATTTACTGATCTGTGCATTATGTGCGAATGCGACTACAACAGTAATATTCCTCTTGTAGGATACGAAAAAAGCTACGCGCTCTTGAAAGAATATGGATGCATCGAAAATGTCATCGAACACCTCCGCACGGTTATGAAAGCGGACAAGAAAACGCCAAAATACACCCAAGACAGCTTTGCAGTACTCAAATACGAACGGTGTCGCGACATTTTCACCACTCGGCCGGTTGAATTCTACGTCACCTACTGCGGCATGCCCGACCTCGAAAAATTGCGCGATTTTCTCTACCACAACAACATTCACTTCAACTACGAGAAACTCAAAAAAAGTGTTCAACCGCGTGAATTACAATTTGTCGAGGAAAAGGACGAGAACGATGAAGAAAAGAGCTGAAAACTCGTACAAACGATTGAAAAAAAAAGATAAACATTGTAACTTTTTTTTACCACTCAAATAATTTTCGGTATACATCTAACACGTAGTCGTGACGACGAACACAACGTTCATCAAGTACACGTGTGGTACACTCGGCGTACATTCTGTTGCACCTTTCACGCTGAGTAAGCATCTCCTCCAATCGGTCGGACCAGTCCGGTTGTTCGTCCAATAGTTGATACAACTCGGTATGGTATTGCACCAAGTCCTCATACGGTTGGATACAAGCCGAACACATCTCGCATCTGATCATGAACGGTAATTGGTCAAAGAACTCTTTTTCAGTGCGTTTGTATTGTTCAGTCAACTCGGCACACGACTTTTGCACCGCTTCTGGAATTAAAATTTGGTTATAATAATCTATGATACTGCAGTTATTGTTGTCTTTTAACTCAATTTCCTCACTTGTCATGTAGTTATTCAGAAAATCAAACATTTTCTTTTGAAATGCATTCATACCGCTTTCCATGTGCACCAAATAATGGTGAATTGTGTGGTGACGACTATCGCTACGCGTTCCAAGACGCAACAACTCGTTCCAGAACGAGAACTTGCACAATACGTTGAACAACGTGAACACCGCACGGCGTAGATCACGGTACCGATGAATTTTTTTACTCACATAAAACACTTGCCACTGTGTGAACGTGTACCCTTCCTTGTTATGCAAACACCAAAAGTCTCGGTCGGAATGACCGTTTAGGAGAAATTTGCGGTAAAACTCGTTAAATTCACACCACATTTCGTGAAAATTTTCGTATTTCAAAAACGGAAATTCCCAGATCGAGCCCTGTACGCCTTCCGCACCTACCTCGACATTTTCGGCGGGGGTCAATTTCAATTCACATGTTGCACACAATTTTTTTTGCATGTTTCGATATATCGCAAGATTTTTTAAATTTTTTTTTTCGCGATTTCTGTAGAAAACAGAAAATTTGAAAAATGGCCACTCTCTATCATCTCCAAATCGCCAACCAACTCTTTGCCATCCTCAGTACCGCCTACTCCTTCCTCGGATTCTCTCAACCTTCGGCGCCTAGACTCTCCTCTCATACTGCAGACAAAGCGCCCAATCACACACCGCTTCCCGAATCGTTGAACGACGGTGAAATGGCACATATGCTGAAGTGGATGGACTTGTTTTTTTCTACCTCCTCTTCGACCAAACATGTTGACGACGTTGACGACACACCGGACCCGTACATGCAAGAATTGTATAATTTGTATTGCACCATTCGCAGTGACTATGCAGGTTATCGCGAGATTGTCAAATACAACAATTCACTCTGGATCCTTCCATCACTGCGAAGTCGTAATGTTACGAGTCTATGTGCAAAGATTCTCACCGACATCAAAATGTTCGGGCAGGCACTCCAACTGTTTGCTTTCATGCGCAATTCGAGAATAAAAGAAAATAATTAAGAAAAGAAAAAGGATGGACTCGCTCGTTTCGCTCCGCACCGAGATGCAAAACGCAATGATGTCGCTCCGCTCAGAGATACCATCGCTCCGGCCACTGGTCATTCCAATCAAATGCAATACTTACGCACCACATGCACCGCGTGCAACCTCACATATCGCGTTTGACTGGAATGACTTAACACGTTTTAAACATCTCACATTGTACAATGAAGCAAAAGATGACACTGACCAAAGTTAATTTCGACGAGGCCTCACACGCTTCGCCTGTCGCACATGTCCCGCATGCCCATCGAATCTTCTGTATCGACTGTTCCGGCAGCATGGCCGGTAGTCTGCCGGAGATTCGCACTCAAGTATCGAACAAAATTGCCAGTCTCCTGCGCCCCGACGACTTCATGTCGCTCATCTGGTTCTCCGGACGCGGGCAGTTTGGATGCATTTTTGAACACTTCTCCGTCAAAAATGTCGTTGATCTGACCAACATTCAGGCGTCCATCAATCAGTACCTGCACCCGGTAGGTAGCACTGGATTTGTCGGACCGGTCGGATTGATGCGTCAACTGCTCGACAAGTACCCCGAACCATCGCAAATCTTCTTTCTCACCGATGGCGGCGAAAATACCGGTACACGCGAGGAATGTCAACAAGCATTTGCCACACTTCAGGGAACCTCTGTGGTGATCGTCGAGTATGGGTACTACTGTGATCGCGAGCTGCTGACCTCGCTCACTGAAAACTGCGGAGGTGTACAAATCTTCAACAAAGATTTCCCTTCCTTTGAGCAGTCGTTCGAGCAGTTCATGCACAATCGTATAGAACCCACTCGACGCATGATTGCCACTGATCATACCGTAGTCTATATCGATCCAGACACCGGCGATGTTCAAAATCGTGCCTCCCGAAACGGACAGGTCAGTGTACCTCTCAACGCGGTCGACGTGTGGATTCTGACCAACGCGCCGGAAGCTTCCTCAGCTTCCTCAGCTTCCTCAGCTTCCGAGGAAGACGAAAAGAATGACGAAAAGAATGACAACTCCATTCGCGAAAAGTACATCGAATTATCCGTTCGCATTGCCGGTCGCGAACGGGACGAGTCTCAAATTAAGCGATTGCTCCAATCTTTGGGCGATAAGTTCATCACGCGCCTGTTTGCCAACACCTTCTCGAAACAAGACCAGTCCAATCTGCTCGCCCAATTGAAACTGTGCATTCACGACCCTGAACACAACGCATTTCTTGAAGGCGTCGATCACGAGTACTGGCCGTCAGAAGACGCCTTCAACGTACTGTCGTTGTTGCACCTTCTCGAACAAGATCGGGGATGCAAGTTCCAGCCGTTTCATCCCGAGTTTGCGTACACGAAAATTTCGCGAACTGTCGACAAACACGACACCTTCCTCGCCAACAAAAGCATCGCCAGTCCTATCTCACTCGTCTACCATTCGAGTCGTGCCAACGTGTCGATTGGCTGTGTCATTCATGGACATTCACTTGACGAAAATGACTCGGTACACGCGGATCAACGTTACCGAGCCTACGCGATTGTGAAAGACGGCATCAAAAATGTCAGCGTTCTCCCGGTGATATTGACCGAGCCAGTCTTTGATGTGTTGTCACGCGAGCAGTGCATCCCCGCCGGCACCGCTTACGATAAACGCACAGTGTACTTGCTCGATATCACCCATCTGCCAGTTGTGAATCGCAAATTCGTACACGACGGCGAACAGAGCGTGCAGGATTTTGCAACCGCGACGGTGCGCATCCTGATGAAGAAAGCGTGCGTGAAGTACCTGAAAAAAAGAATTTCTGCGCAGGCTGCCGAAGCTGCCGAAGAAGATGATGAAAAGTCCTCGGCTTCCTCATCATACTCCCGATCCAAACCGGATCCGAGTGTGGTGCGCGATTTCTACATGGCACCCGAACTGAACGTCAAAATCGCGAAATGCTCCACACTGCCACCGATCAATGACAAACTCTTGGCCAAACTCGAGGGTCCCGAGTCTGCGCTCACAATGACAGAGGCAATGATGCTACCCGCACATCGTTTGTGGGTATCGGGGGGTACGGAAGCCGGAAAAGCCGAGTTGGAACGACTTGCCGCCGAAGTACAAGCTGCTACAGCTGCACTGGAGCAGGCGAAAATGGCGTTTCTCATTTCGCGTGCGCTTGTCGACAAGGTGAACATTTCGGTTGAGGTGGACGAACGAATCTACAATGTCGAAATGAGCATCACGGACGCAAAGGTGTATATGGATTAGGTATACCGAACCGTTGCGTCAGCATTCTTGTTTAGTCATACTGTGACATATTCGCAGGTAGATTTAATGGCGGTGACAAGAGTGTATTTGCAGGCGCTGCGCCCTGTGGAGCAGACACATACGATTGAAGGGGTGGTGATATGTTCGCAATCGCACTCGGCTTGTTTTGTCGCGCTTTCCATGCTCGGTACATAGGCACGCCAATGCCCAATACCAGAACGACAACAACCAAAACAATCATTAATACAATAAACCATATTTGATTGTAAAAAGGTTTTGAAAAAGATTGAGAAGAAGGTTGAGAAGGTGGTGGGGATGTAGTCGGGGAAGGATACACCACTGGGTGGGTGGTAACAACCGGTGGTGACGTGGGTCCAGACGTGGGCAGAGAAGTAGGCAGCGAAGTGGGCGCGGAAGTAGGCAGAGAAGTCGGTGAGGTTGTCGACGAGACAACCGGGCCTCTCGTCATACGTGGTGCAGTGGACGGGTTGGGCACGTTGCACGTGTCGGCAGACGATGACAAACATGCACCCTCAGCGCTTTTCGATCCTTTGAACTGGAAAAACAGGCCCGGCTCAAAGATGATCATCGCGATGGTTTCCAAAACCACCGGTTTGCCATCCTTATCAGTGGTTGGCACTTTGTGCGACTGCTCCAGCGCGGTGGTCGGATTCACCTCCACACCGCCATTGCGGTTTTGATCGGCCGGCTGGTACATTGCAATCTTGAAGTACCCGTTCAGGCCCCACTCGGGGCCCCACGAGTTGCGGACCACCCAGTACGGCGTGCCAGTCGTGCCCGCTTTCACTACACGAGTCGTGTTGTTGGAGTAATTGACCAAAGTAATGTCGTTTTTCTCCACACCCCATCCGACAATCGATAATGCATGACAACCGGCAATACCGACCGGATCGTCACCCGCCTTTGTCTGGTACTTCTGATCTTCAAAGTAGATGTTTCGTGTGCTTGAAAAATCACCGCTGATAAAATTGTTCCGTACCACCATGCCGGTCACCACTGCACCGAATTTCATCAGGTGCTGTTTGGCATACGCGATCGCGTCCGGGTCACCGGGAATGTCTGGGTTTTTCACGTCAGTCGTGGTCAACACATAAATCGAATCACATTTCACATAGTACTTCCAATATGTTGGCATACTGTCACCACTGCACGTACTGTTTTCGCAACACCTGCACGGCGGATACTGAATGGCTTGAGGATCTGTCTTCAAAATCATCATGTCGCTGGAACTATCGACCACTTCGGTAGCGGCACCTGGACGTGTCTTCAAAATATCGACAGGATAACCGCCAGGCGGAATACTCGCGCGCGCCTTCTTTTCTTCATCAGTGCCATAACAAAGAGAGGTGGAATCGCAAAATATATTGTAATCCAAACAATTGCTAGTAGTTACACCGCCGATGGAATTGTCGGCGGGTACCAGCTTACTTTCACACAAACTGCCAGGTGCCGGGGTGGTGAGGTATTCACTGTCTCCGGACAAGTTCGCCAACACGTGCAAGATATCGCCACCGGCGCACTTCAGACTTGAGTTTGTAGTCAAGCACGTCATGATTGCAAGAGGAGAAATTTGCGGATTGAATGGTAAGCCTTTACCAAACACGAACGCGTCGTTCATGCTGTCAGCAATCGCAAAGGCATAGCAACAGCCGCACATGTTCTGCCGGCCCGGCTTGGTCGCCAAATTGAACGGCCACTGGTCGGCCGGCAGGAAGTTCACCCACGACTCGGGCAGGCCGGTGGGCGCAGAACGAAGTTTCCTGTCAAACTTTTTGGCAACATTCTTGGTTTTTTGTGAAAACATGAACACACTGTTCATTGGTCCAATCTTAACGGACTTTTTCTGACTTTTACCGTCCTTCGTCGACTGTACCACCAATTGACGCCCGTTCTGTGAATTCGGATTGTTGAACAGTGCAGTATTCTGAATGTCGACTTCAGCCATTTTATATCATCTGTCGATTTTTTTGGATTTACAAAACCACAAAAAAATCAATGCCCCTCCACGCCGAGGTGCTCATACACAAACCAACCGAGCGTGAAATATTTCAGCCATTTCTTGTCGTTGCTCTCATCATTCATCGCATAGCTGATATCTTCACCTTGTTTCTGAATATCTCCCAACATCATCTCACGCATCATAAACTCGGTCAACCGCCGCGATTCCTCGGTCGACAACTCCTCATTTTCAACACGATCCAACCATTTCCGTAGAAACGTTCGGTGTAATTGATTATCACCAGGCTCCATTTTTTTCCACGTTTTCCCTCATTCCCTTAGATTTGATTATACTCTACTCGGAGTCCGAGTCCTCGTTGTGAAACATCTTATACAAATCCAATGACATCAAGTGGTTTTCCGGAACGGCTTCGCTGTCGGTCACCCATTTCTCCTCGGCCGATTTCACAGTGTGCAGGTAGTAATGCTCGGACGCGTACCGCGAATGCGTAAAGTTAGGTTCAAAATGAATCCACGTGCAATCCGGGAACTCCTCGTACTGCGGACGCGACTGTACCACCACGAGTAATTTCACTTCACCATCTTCAAACGAAGAAAGCGCCTTCTTACCGACCTTGGTCTGAAGCGAATGAATTACATTGTGCTGCACGTCGGCAAACTGATCTTTCACCGCGTTCCATTTCATGGGTGACACAAACACAATCACGCGTTTCGTCTCGCGGCTCAGAAACTTTTTCAACCACTTCACCTTCGGGCACTTCGGATAGTGGTTGTACTCGCGGCGAATATTGTCGTAGAAGATGTCCATATCGTCCTTGTCGTACTTCTCCTCCCACTCTCCGTAAACTTTCTCGAACGGTTTGGACATCACAATGAACACCTTGTTTTCACGCGGCACCACCCATTTTCGAACTGGCAACGGTCGACGGTGCGACGGTTTGGGGAGCACTCTCATGGGCACGTACGGCTCATCAGTCAGTTCACACAACTTCTCGAGCGTCATCGCGTTGGCCTCGCGTTTGGTCATTTTTTTGTCGGCACAAATCTTGGCGATCAGTTCCGCTTTGCGATGACGTTTGAAGGCGTACATGTACTCGGTCATGTTTCGTATTTTAGTATTTTATGGATATAATTTTGTATAAATTATATATTCTAGTCACTCCAATCACTCCAATATCATTATATAAAAAATGTCCGTCCGCGTCACCGCCGATCAGATCTCCGAAGAGCTCGAACAGCAGATTCTCGACACGGTCTGTGTCGAGAAAGTCGAAGGCGGCGCCAACGCGTTCGCACGTCCGCGATTCGCCGCCCAGGCCAAAACCTATGTGCGACCCTACAGAATGCAGGACAACGAAGCGTTGTTTCTGCCGCTCGTGTGGGCGACAGATAATGTCCCCAACGTTGTACGACCGTCACGAAGCGCGTTCACCGCAATCACACCCACCTTCAACACGACGCTGCGCGCGGTGCAGCGAGAAATCAAAGACGAGTGTATTTCTCAGCTCAATAGGAAAGGCTGTGTGCTCATTTCACTCTACCCCGGGGCCGGCAAGACCTGTCTGTCCATCTTCCTCGCGTCGCGTATCGGCCTGAAAACCCTCATTGTGTGTCACCGCCTGGTGCTCATCGAGCAGTGGCAAGCCGCCATCAACCGATTCATCGACAATCCTCGCATCGGTTTTGTCAAAAGCGGTCTGTCTGAGGCGCGTTTGCGCGCGCAGCTCAACAATGATTTCCTGCTTGTGAATGCACAGAATGTGAAGAAAATCGGTTGGGAGGCGTTGCGCGACGTGGGGCTGGTCATTGTTGACGAGATCCACGCCATTATGGCGGAAAGTCTATCGGAGAGTCTTTCGTATTTGACGCCGCGGTACCTGATCGGACTGTCGGCCACACCGCATCGCCCCGATGGCCTCGACAAATTGCTGGATTTCTATTTTGGCGACGCGGGGCATCGCATCATTCGCGAGCTGTCCCATCCACACGACGTGTACCAGATCAATACGGCAATCACATACGAGGAAGACTCGAAAACACAGTGGTCGGCACTCATTTCCTCTCAGTGCCTCAACGAAGCACGCAACCGTCTGATTGTCGATATCATTCTCCACCCGCTGTTCAAACACCGCCACTTCCTCGTGTTGTGCAAACGCGTCGAGCAGGCGAGGTGGATTGCGGAACACATTACCGAACGTGAGGAAAAAGAAACAGTATCGGTTATGACTGAAGACACTAATCACTTTGACGAACACGCACGCATCATTGTGGCCTCCATTCAAAAATGCGGTGTCGGATTCTCCCACGACATATTGGACGCGCTGGTGATGGCCAGCGATGTCGAAGAGTACTTCATTCAATACCTCGCGCGTGTGATGCGTACCGAAGAAGTGAAACCGATCGTTTTCGATATTGTCGACAATCACCCCACACTGAAGCGCCATTTTCGCACGAGAAAAGCCGTGTACGAGCATGCGGGAGGTTCAATTCGCAATTTCTGGAAAGAGTTTCCGGGACAATTTGAAGCGATTTGATCAGTCAAAGTAAATATATATTATTTTATCAACGTGTTGTGCCAATACAAACATGTTGGACGGTGCATCGCGTGTCGAAACATTCGCCCTCTCAGTCGTTTGCGCCACCACCGTTGCACACGGATGATATACACTGTCTTGTCGACCGCTCGGTAAAACCCGTCGGCCGTGAGAGAAAGTTGAATGATTCGTACACCGGGAAGAAGATGTGACGGATGCGTGTTGGTGTACTCGATCAGATACCTTTCCACAGAGTGAAACGGATACTCAAAAAACGTAGACGCCGAGATGCTGGTCATCAGGAGACGATCTCCCGACGGCGGAAAGCAGCCAATCAAACCGATGTACCGTTGCCCATTTTCCCGTTCCGCGTCCACAAATGCCTGATCGTCTGCAAAGATTTCATCGATTTCGTCGTCGTAATCGTTGTCGAAATAATCCACGATTTCAGTGCCATTGTCGCTGTTTTCGTCCAACATCTCACTGATTTCGCGTTGTTTATTATGTTCAATGCGTGTTGAATTTTTATAATAATATAATGACAAATTCATTAAAATTGAGTATTTAAAGAATGGAAAAGTATATATAAAGAAAGATTTATTAACCACACGCAAAAATGGCGGCCACAGTCGAACTCGACTTTGACGCGATCGAAATCTCGACGCAAACCATCATTGCGAAAACCAACTGGAAAATCAACATCAACGAACTGTTTGTGCATCTGCCAATCACCCCCTACGAGGTCATTCCGAAGAAACGCGGTCGACGACCCAAGGAAGAGAAGAAGGTGGAGCCCACTCCGCTGAACGACGGTGACATCATTACCCTCAAACTCGGCGACAAACTGCGCGGCGTTGACCTCAAAATGAAGAAGAAATCCGGAGACAATTACTTCCGCAACAGCATCACGGTAGTCATGTTTTGCGAAGGCAAACTCATCAACTTTAAAATCAGCAAAAACGGTAAGTTTCAGTTCACAGGTTGCAAAATCGACAGCCACCCCCACAGGTGTCTCGAGTTTGTGCGCTCATACATCTACCCGGTGCAAGATCGTTTAGAGCGCAAAATCATGACACTACCCGCGCAGACCGCGCTCGACGTGATCTACATCACAGTGATGAGCAACATCAATTTTTCGCTCGGTTTCTGCATCAACAAGGAAAACCTGAACGAGTACATTTACCGCAATACCGAGCACAACTCGTTGCTCGAAACCACGTTTGGGTACACCGGGGTCAACATCAAGATGGAGATTCCCGACGTCTCCGATATTCCCGTGCAACGTGCCGTGTACGACGACGTCGCCGGCGTATGGACCGAGTCCATCATCACCTACGCCGCCTACCTACAAATGCTCGAAGAGCGCGAACGAGTGAAAGAAGAGAGCAAGCACCGGTACGTGACCTTGCTGGTGTTCCAAAGCGGCAACGTGATTGAGAGCGCTCCGCACAAGGCGTGCATGAAACCCGCGTACCGAAGCTTCATCAACCTGATTACACAATGTCGATCGTTTATTGAAGAAAAAATTGAGTAAAAAATGAAGAAAATCAAATGAGAAATGAAATAAAACTTCCATTATTGACAAAAAGGTCTGTAAATAATGCACGACAAATAAATTAAGGCGACCGCCACACCCACGCACGTGTATCAGCAATCAACTGACCAGGAACACAGGGATAAATGGTCGAGCACGCGGTCTCGTAACAGTAGTTGGGATAGGCAACTTCGTACTTGGTCTTGGTGTCGTAACAATTCACACCAACATGGCTGTAACCGGCACGGCGATCAAAGATTACCGGTTCAGACAGGTTGTACTGACCGCGGTAAAAACTTGTGTACGGGAAGTGATTCATCCCGGTCCGAGTCTGACCGACGTCTAGATTGGTCGCGTAAAAAGCTTTGCCATACTGGTTTTTTTGTGCGATTTGACTCTCCAATGAACTCATTTTATTTATATATTTGCATATTAAAAATGAAAAATGAATGATTATAGATTGTCATTTCATCCATCACATTAATCACCACCATTATGACTGCCGTTATGAACATGAACCCAGACCTGATTCGCGACTGGTTGCAAAAAGTCTCGAATCTGTACACCATCGAATATTCCTTTCTCGAACGCGATTGGGAACTGCACACACACGTCTCCAAAAAAACCAAGTTGATCGACCGGATGGACGATGACGAACTTGACTCTGAATATGAACTGCAGAAACGCTATAAAGGCATGCATACACCACATAAATTTTTGGCCGATTACGAAGAACAGGAAGAAATGGCAGCGGCCTCTCCGTCGTCGAACAAAATCTATCCACGTCTCGAACCCGCCATCGGTCACTACGTGCACTCTACCACTGGATTTGCCTTCATTTCACCCACCGAACTCAAAGTGTTCGGAAGATGGGATGGTGCCAAGTTGTACCCGCTCGACGCCGATGATTTGGAAGTTTGTTCCATCTTCCGATTCTACCATGACGCATCCCGTTTTGTCGAACTCACCAAGAAATTTCCTTCACATCTCATCGGATCGAATGCCTCAAACGCCCCGAATACCTCGAATGCTCCGAATGCTCCGAATGCTCCGAATGCCTCGAATGCCTCGAATGCCCGCAAAAATGTTAGCTCGTCGTCAATGTTTTGAGCAATTGAAAATTCTTTTTCACCCGATCCAACATCACCGAATTGTCAAATGAAATCTCCTCGAGAAATAAAACAATCTTGTGATATCGATACAATGTATTAATATTTTTGCGAATTTGCTCGTTTTTCTTGTCAAATAACGCATCGATCTCTTTCTGAATGGCCTCGCCCACACGTGAACGGTCGTGTGACGTTTTCGCCTGCATGGTTTCCTGGCGAAAACGCTCCGTCAAGTCGTCCTCCTCCCTTTTCACACGCTCAAACCACTCGCCTGCCTCTCTCAGTGATTTCATACATTCGTCCCGACGAGCACGCAATCGCGACACCACATTCGGTACATTTTCGATCTCCGCCGACATTTCCGACAGATTCGACTCGCTCAGTCGCATCACCATGCTCACAAACTTTTCTGAAATAATCGAAATCTCGCTGTTAATCTCCTCGATCTTCTCAATGATGTCGGTGATGGACGTGACGTACATGCACGATCGAGTCATCTCGCGGGGTATTTGGTAACCGCGAATATAGTACGAGCCAACATTGTCGTCGCCGAACGACACATACAAAAATCGATCCTGTTGAATCGCCAAGTTATACGACGTCTTGGCCAACGGCGCGTTCAAACGGTTCAACTGCCGTTTCAACTTGCGTACGGTCGGCTCTTCGGTACCCTGTAACGTCACCGGGAACTGGTACTTGGCGTGCATCAACTCGTACTTTGTGTTATGCTCGTCTTGCAGCTTCTGGTCGGCGTACGACGCGTCATCACGCTTCGAGTAATCGTCGTCCTCAGTATGGTCCTCGTCCAGGTCCTCCACATCGTATACGTTACTCTGGTCAGACACCGAAAACCGATACTTGCTCGGAATGTACAACAGCATCATCTGCGAAATCGAAAACATCGCGCACTTCACCATTGCGCACTTACCTTCTCCCTTGAAACAAAAGTACTCGAGCGGTAAAATATTATTGCGGCTGAGAATCTTTTTCAACTTCTTCGCGTCAATACTCATTTTTTTATTGTATTCCGTTCCACTTCATACTATTATTTAAAGCACAATAAAAAAATGCAAAAAGGAAATGGCTGCTTTCAAAGTTCGTCAGGGAGACGCGCTCAATCAGTTAAATGTGGACGACACGGAACTGTCATTCAAGGAAAAAAACATGATTGACATGCTCTATCCAAAGGTCCAGGAGAATCCTCAGATTGCCCACATTGCCCAGAATCCTCAGAATCCTCAGAATCTTCAGAATGTTCCGAATCTTCAGAATGTTCCAAACACGCCGAGTGCCATCGTCATTCCACAAATCGACCGTGTCCAAGAACTTGTGAAGGACGGTCCGAAGTTATGGTCACATTTCAAGGGCATCTTCATTGCCACCGCGCTGTTCATCGTAGTCAGTTTACCTCTCACCGATACCCTGATTGCCAAAGTGGTCACCATCGACGACCCCAATTACCGTCTCGCCGCCAAAGCAGCACTGTTTGCACTTCTCTTTTTTCTCATTGACAACTTCTATCTTTCACGTGCTAAATAAGGGTACAAAACGCCTATTAAAAAGATGACGATCGAAATAACAAACATTTTCATTTTTTTTACTCGCTCACATAAATCATGTCCACAAAACCACCGAAAAAAGTGCTGTTTGCACCCACCTCGCCCGAAGAGAAAGCGCTTTTTACACGGTTTTGTAAAAAGGCGAAAGAATGCGAGCGCGGGGCTGAATGTGTTTTTGCTCACACATACGAAGCGCTGAATCCTGTGTTGTGCGCACACGAACGTGCCAAAGGCGGTTGTACACGACAGAAGGAGTGTCAGTTTATGCACACCAACGAGACCAAGTATGAGTACGTGATGCGCGCCTGTCAGGAAGATTTGAAACGTTTGGGCATTGATTTGGACGACTCGGCACGAATTGATTCACCGTCGCCGATGATTAAAATTGGAATCAGTACACGCGCTTCCGAAACTGCGGTCGCTCAGTTCAAAAGCGCATACGCCGAATTGTGCGAAAAAACCAAAGCTTTCAAAGAATCATGGGCCGATATCGACGAAGAGGAGCGCAAGTACCAACAATCGGAAGAACAGCTGCGCCTTGACCCCGAATTCACGGACATGAGTGACTACAATTCGCGCACCCTCTACCGTCTGTGGGGCGATGGCACGTTGATGGAAAACAAGGGCGACGGAATTTTCAAAATCATACAAAAAGGCAATCCATACGAGGTGCTCGCTCCTCTACCTCAACTCAACTTGAAATGCTGTCCAGAGTGTGGAATGGGATGTGCATCTCCCGTCGAACCGACTGACACGACACCTCAACCGACCAAACGAACCACTTCAAAAAACAAAAAACGTCTCTTAAAATAATATCCTAAAGTAAAATGTCGTCCTCATTATCATCTGTTGTCATTGAGCCACTGCTCGACGCCTCGTCACGTCGCTTCACCCTGTTCCCGATCACCTACCCCGATTTGTGGCAATTGTACAAAACGCAGCTCTCAGCCTTCTGGAAGGCCGAGGAAATCGATTTCTCGCGTGACCGTGACGATTTTGCGGAATTGTCGGCAACCGAACAACACTACATCAAACGCATCCTCGGCTTTTTTGCCGCGTCAGACGGTATTGTCAATTTCAATCTGGCACAACGCTTCCTGAACGAGCTCGTGCCCATGGAGGCACAAGTCTGTTACGCGTTTCAAATGATGATGGAAAACATTCACTCCGAGAGCTATTCCATCATGCTCGAAAACCTCGTCGCCGACCGCGAGGAGAGATCTGAGTTGTTTCGATCCATTGAAACCGTCGACAGCATACGACGCATTTCCGAGTGGGCGCTGAAATGGATCGAGTCCGACCTACCGTTCGCCTACCGCGTCGTTGCGTTCTGCGTCGTGGAAGGCGTTCTGTTCTCAGGCGCGTTTGCGTCTATTTTCTGGCTGAAACGGTTCAAAAGCAACGGCAAATTGTTTCTCTCGGGCCTGATCAAGTCCAATGAGTTCATCGCGCGCGACGAGGGATTACACGTGCAGTTTGGTGTCACGATTTATAATCATCTCCAGACACGTCTGACGTATGGACAGGTGTGCAGTGTAATTGACGAAGGTGTCGAGATCTGTCGCCAATTCTACGAGGATGCGCTTCCCGTGTCGCTGCTCGGTATGAAGTGCGAAGACATGAACACGTACATCAAATACGTCGCTGACCGGCTTTTGGTCGATTTAGGTTACGAAAAGTTGTATAATTGCACCAATCCATTCAGCTTCATGGAAACTATTGGAATGACGGCCAAAACTAATTTTTTCGAAAGCCGTCCAACCGAGTACCAGTCCGCCCACGTCTTCAATAACGATTCCGGGTCTGATTTGCTGGACGATAACTTTTGAAAGTGTTTTTCTGTCTTTTTTTTGGAAGTGTACAAAAAAAAACTAGTACTTTATAAAAGACAATGTCACGCAAAGAATTGAGAGACCTCCAGAAAGGTGCCGCTTATTTTGTACAACCTCGCCCGGTCAGCATGGACGAGTTCTATGCTGATAATAATGTCAACTACGACATCTTCAGCCAATTACCCGCACGGTCACGTGCTTCGAAAGCTCCTCGTTCTCGATCATCTTCGCCCAAACAGAAGAAATCGAAAACGGCTAAAAAAGCCTTGAAAACGGTGAAAAAATCATCGAAAGCCTCGAAAACGGTGAAAAAATCATCGAAAGCCTCGAAAGCCTCGAAAGCGGCTAGGAACTCTGCTTACCCAGCCCATTTCACCGCTGATGATTTAGCTGCGATTCGCGCACTTCAAGAACTTGGTATGGCCGAAGACATTTCGAACAATGTGTACTCATTTCGATTCCGTGCATAACAAAAATAGGTATTTTTATGAGGGCTCGGCGTCAGAATTCTGATCTTCGGTCGACGATGGCAGCGACGCCAACGGGCCACGTAACAGACCACACAATTCCGTCAGAAACTCGGAATTTTTGTCCTCCAAATCGAACTCGCGAATACTGAACAGGTGGTCGTGTGCCATTTCAATTTTCTTCTCCACAAAACCAACCTCGAAGGTACCTGCCTTCTCTGATATTTTCACTTGGCGCTCTTTTTCGAGCGAAGTGCAAATATGTTGAAACACCTCATGCGCAACCTGTTTGATTGGAATGCTGAGCTTGCTGGTCAACATTCTCGCTTCGAGATCCTCTTGCAGTTCGCCGTTAGCGTTCAGAAATCGAAACCGTTTGCGAGCCGTATCGGTGCAACACAGAATCATGCCACCTTTCTCACATCGAATGATACACTCCACCACGAACCGCGCCAACCCTCCCTGACCGTCCATGAAATACTGAATCATATTTTGACGTGCTACCTGTGTCACAAAATCCGGATGAGTACGTGTCTCGAACGTCTTGTAGTCGGTGAGGTAATTTGTCACCTTCACATTGTTGTGATGCTGCTGATTCAGTTGACCAATTTCGTTGTGGTACTGATTGATCACCACCGGTTTGTCAATTACGCGTTCGGTCAAACGATGAACACGGTCCTCCGACTTGTCCATCATTGACTGCAACAAATTGCGCTCGGCACGCAGTGCACTGTTTTCCTCGCGAAGCGCACTCAGGGTTGATTCGTACTCGACGCGAATTGCATCACAGTCGGTCTGAAACTTTTCTCGAAGCAAACTGGCTTGGCGCTCGAGTTCAATGTCTACCAGGAGAAACATACACCGTTCCTGGTGTTTCTTCAAGTCACTCTTGTGTTTTGTGGTGTACTCGCACCTCACAGAAGAACAACCGAAGGTGTCACAATCCATGTCCATATTTTCTATACCGTTTGAGTTGGCGTGAAAGGTTTTCATATGACTTCCCAACGTGTACTTGGAAGACAGCTTTTTCGAGCATACAGGGCACTCGAATTTGGTGATAGACGAATTCGTATCGCTCATTTTCTTTGCTGAATACAGGTTGATTTATTTAGATCAATTTTCAGAGTTTTTGTCTGAATTTAGGAATTTTGCAGACAAATTGTCTGAAAATGAGACAAAAACTCTCAAAAGCCATTTTGTCGATTTTTGAACACATTTTCCCCCTGCAAAACAGGTCGATTTCTCGTCGAAAAATTTTGCGGTTTTTTTTCCCAAAATTATTTCGACACAAATATTTGTGTGTAGAAATTTTTTTGGCCAAAAAAGTTTTGACAAAGTTTTGATTTTTGTTTTGGCCAAAAATTTTTTAAAAAAATAGATTTGAAAATCCAAAATTTTTGATTGATCATTTCAACTTTTTCTTTTTTCTGATTTTCCGACACTCAACTGTTTGTGCCGTCGTCGACGGTCGTTCGTGTCATTGAGTTGTATTACCTTTCGTGACATTCGATAAGGTAATACAATTTGATTTTTTATTTTACCTTTTTTGTTAATTTAGTAAGGTAAAAATACACCTAATTATACAAAATACGGTGTATTTGTTCAAAAATTTTACACCTTACTATACAAATAGTGAGGTTTCTATGTTTCACCGTCTCAAAAATAGTTTGGTTGATCAAATAAATGATTACCAAATATACAATCAATTGTATATGCATTCTTCTCGCCGTCATTCTCATAATTGTTGTGGTTTGTTTGCCTTCTTCCCGATCCTTTCCATCCCCTAAACTCACGTCTACACCTTCCTCTTGTTCAGTTGCGGTTTTATACTGTTACTACGAAAAGAACGAGTTGTATCGCAATAATTTCCAGTACTTTCTCAAACACGGCCTTTCCAGCCCCAACCCCAACATCCACTACTTCATAGCCATCAATGGGAAGTGCACTGTACCCATTCCGTCCGACCAACGCATTCATGTGTTTCATCGTGAGAATCGCGGCTATGATTTCGGCGGATGGAGTCATCTGTTGTCACAAATCGGACCAGTCGAGTACGAGTACTATTTTTTCATCAACACCAGTGTGTGTGGTCCGTACGGCGACAACAAAGCAGACTGGGTCGACAGTTTTATCGATTTGTTCACCTCCCCGAATGTGAAAGTTGTTGGCACCAGTATTAACGTGTACAGACCGTCTTCCTACGACAAACACAATCTAGAAGATATCTACGACCATCCCGCACCGTTTCCTCATGTGCAAAGTATGTTTTTTGGTATCGACAGGCAATACAAGAACTACCTAACATCCGTTGGGTTTTTCGAGGAAGAACGATACAATTCAATGAGTTTTTCTGATCTTATCGCGTTTGCAGAGATAGGTCTATCACAACTGGCGATTCGGCAGGGTTGGAACATCAACTGCATTCTGCCCGAATATCGTGGACGCGACTACCGCACGATTCGAGACGATCCCAACTGGTCATCAAACAACGGCGATCCGTACTACCCAGGGTGCTACTTTGGCAAAACAATTCGAAAAGAGGACGCGGTATTTTTCAAATCGTGGCGATTGAAATAAATTTTTTTTTTCGCAGAGAAAACATGAAAAAAAATTTATTTGCTGGACACAACACAAAATTCAACCTTGTTTGAACATTTTCAGCCACTCCTTGGCCAAGTTCGTATACGTTTGCTCGAGCGCCCACGTCTTTGCTTTTGCGATGTACCGTTCTTTCACTTCCGGACGGTCCAAGACAAAAAACAATTTTGACAACAGCGCGGACTGTGTGGACTCGTCCGAGATTGGCGGGTCGATCAGGATACCTCGATCGGCCACCGTGCTGATCAGACCGGCGAGACGCGTCGTGGCCACGAGGCAACCGGCCGCCATCGCTTCCAACGCTGCGATACAGTAGGTTTCTTCGAAATCGGTTGGGTACAGCCACACGTCGCTCTTCAGCAACTCCAGACTCAACTCCTCTTGCGACAAACGAGGAGACAGATGAACATACGGCAATGTTGCGATCAACGCACGGGTGGAGTCGGTGACCTGCTCGGTGCGTGTGTAAATGTACAGCTCGGTTTGAGGGTACCGTTCGTGAACGGCTTGAATCATATCGATTAGGTAGTGGAGACCGCGGTACGGGTCGGAGGTGTAGAGAAAGCGAAACGGTTGTTTGACAATCTGGTCGTGTCCAAGAAAGCGGTCAGCGTAAATCGCATTTCGCGACCGAATCACAAGATGTGATGGTACTCCCAAACGACGCTTGACAAAGTCGGCGTGCCAGTCGGACAGTGTGATGAGACCACGGAACTTTTTCGGGTGTGTCTGAAACAGCGGACTGTTGCGACTGGTCTGCGGCACCACGTCGTGCACCCATAGGTACACGTTGTGAATATTGTCGTAGTAGACGAGGTTGCATAGGAAACGCGACACAATCAGGTAATCGATCACGTACTTTCCGGAGAACTCCGGGAAGTAGGTGCAATCAATGAACTGGATACCGTCCATCACACACTGGTAGTCGATTTTCTCGGCATCGTTGACAAACGTTCCAAACACAAAAGTGCGATACCCGAGACGTGCAAACTCCTTGGCCATATTGATCGCCATGATCTCGGAACCCGAAATCTTTGTATTACCGCGAGGGTCCCAGCACCAGTCGATGCGACCCGTATGAATCGCAATCACTTGCCCGCGCGGTGCCAACGACTCGACTTGGATGCCGGTCTGGTCCATCACAGCGTACTTGATGTTCAGCAGCGGCTGATCGAACGGATACTGATCCAGCATGCTCCGCAGCAGTGCAATGGCCGGTTCGAAATTGCCGAGTTTCAGGTTGACATCGATGAAGAGGTACGGAATGTAGTAATCGTAAATGAGCGTCTCCTGTGTGGTCAGGTACAGCTCGGGTTTGGGGAACTTGACCAACTTGTTGAGAAGTTTCTGCATATTGAGCAGGTCGCCCAGCTCGTACATAAACGTCGACAGTTTGTAGAATGGCTCACCACGTTTGGGAAACTTCCGCGACAGATCGAGAAGCTGTCGCTTGAACAGTTCTACATTCTGATCAATTTCTCCAAACCGCAGGCACGCCTCTTCATACAGTGCAAAGAACTGGTATTCCGGGTGAATGGTGTCACCGAGAGCTTGTAACTTGGCGAAATATGTCAGTGCCGTTTCGTACTCCTTCACAAGGATGTGTGTTTTGCACAAGTACATCAGGGTGCGCGGATTGTGTGGGTCGGATCGAAGATCTTCTTCAAGCAGAGTGATATCTCGTCGGAAACGCATTCTCGAACGCACCACCTGGTCGTTGTCGGAGAGGTCGTTGATGAAAATTTGATCGTCTTTGACGAATTCAGTGTGCGGATCGGGAATACACTCGTGCACTTTGCCGACATAGCGCCACCCTTTGTTGCACCTGGTGAGACGCACATTGTAGTAGTACGACTCGAGCACGGTATGGTGCAGCTCGCCAATGCGCAATGACAGGGTGTCCGCTTGCGTTGTTGCCAAAATTTGGCGCAGTCTCTCGCCGCCAAACAGTTCGTAACTGTCGTCGAGCACGAGAAAAAAATCGCATCCTGCGCCTTGTTGCTCGGCAAGATCAAAGGCACGATTGCGGCTGGTGGAGAAGTCCACAAACGGTTCTTCGTGCAGTTTGCCGGGCACATCTTTGAATTCCTCACGGATGATGTCCATCGTGTTGTCGGTGCTACCGGTGTCGAGAATGGTGTATCTTTGGATATGCGGTTTGGCGGAGCGTAGCGTTTTGCGCAAAATCTCACCCGAGTTCTTGACGATCATCACCAATTCGATCGAGGCTTCCGACGCTTCCGAGGCTTTCGAGGCTTTCGAGGCTTTCGAGGCCTCCGAGTCTTTTGAGACGTTCGACATATTGTAAGTGAATTACTTGCGTTTGCACTTACAATGTGAAATGTATAAGACTGTTTTATTTCTATATTTCCATCATTTCTTTTGAGATTCTCTCGTACAGGTAGACGCCGCGTTCGAACGGGTGTGTTTCGTTCACGTCGTCGACCCAGTGTGACGGCACCTCAAACTTACCGCTTTGACCGGTGTGAGCGTTCCACACGTATACGACCGTCTGGTCATTGAAAAAGAAGTGGGACGGTACGTTGGCATCGATGGCTTCGTACACCTCGGTGGGAGTGCGCAACACCATTTTGTTGTACTCGGCTTGTTTGTGCGACATCAACCGCTTCAAACGGTCGTTGCACACGTTTTCAATGCATTTGGACAGACAGAGTAGGCAGCAGAGGAGTTTCTCCCACGCGATTTTCGGTTGGCAAAATTTTGCCACTTGGTCGAGCTCGTGCAGCACGTCACGCTTGAATCCGGCAACGGCACGCTCTCGTGTGTCCTGACTGAGGTAGTGTTCACGGTGGCGCAGGACACTGTCGATGATCACCTTGAACATGTACAAGTTGTAGAAATCGCTGCCAATTTCACGCTCAATTTTCGCGAACTCGGTGATCATGATGCCAGCCAAATCATCGAGAGTGTCGCTCGTTTTGCGCGCGTGCACTGGCAACACGATCAGCGCTTGCAGAAGATCCACCACGTGGTGTCCCTGATTTTTGAAGAATTTCGAGCGCTTGAACTGCGAATTGAGTTTTTTCAGGAGAATATCAGAGATGCTTTCGTTCAGCGGACTATCCTCGTCGTGCACGTCCCAGCCGCATTCGAGGTCGATGCTGCAGTCGCCGTAGATGTGTTTCACCAGTTTGCGCAGTGTGGAGGACGCGTCGTTCGGTTTGTACTTGTTCAGCTCCCAGCTCACGCTGGTGAGAAACAGCTTGAAATCGGCGTGATTATCGTGTACCGCTGGAATAAATCCGATATCGGTGTGTGCCAGTGCGCCAAACATTGGTCGGTTGTTGCAGTTCGAATGGTACGAGAATCCGAAATCGATGATGGTGGGCATGTACCCGTACGTTGGCACCAGGTAGATGCGGTTTGGATCGAGAATGTACAGAAACACCGAGTTAGTCGGACACTTTTTGACGAGCACGTTGTTTGAGTGGAGATCAAAATGTGTGAATCGACCGTGCTCGGTTGCAATCAGTGTGGCCAGCAGGGTTTGTTTGATTTGGGATATCATCACCTCCACCGGTATTTCGTCGGTTTTGAGGTAGCGATAGAGTTTGCGCGCATTGTCGATGTGTTGCATCACCAGCACACCCGAATCAATTGAGCGTTTGGTAACATCGAACGGGTTGTCTTCTTCGCGGAAGTTGTCTACGATTCGCGTGTGAAACATACCGTACGTTTTACAGAAGTGGGGGCAGAACGCGCGCAATTCATTCAAACCCTGCATCACACCAAACTCTTGTTCGATCAGGAAATTGAGGTACTGACTGATTTTGTAGACGTACTTTTCACCCGTGGCGGTGTTGACAAAAATACCGAGAATGCCTTGTTTGCCGGCACGCGGAAAAGACGAGTGAAACTCCAATTGAGTGGGTAGTTCCTCAGATTCTAATCCTCCAAAAAACTCGAGATTGTCCTCTACCGTTTGGTCGTACAACAGGGGATCATTCTCACTGGTGCTCATCATATTAATCTTTGTTTCGTACCGCAATATGCCTTAAATAGGATTTGTGCGCCTTAACTTGAGCTTAAATGAATGGGGATGTACGCATTAAAAAGAACGCATATGGCGAAAGTCTTAGGCTCGGTCACCCTGCTCTCTACGTTGTATGGTGAGGAGGACGAGAAACACGATTGCAAGCAGGAACACGAAGCGAACGAGGATGAGGATTTGAAAGACGACAGCATGTGGCGAGTCATTGCAATGGATCTGTTCCGACCGTTGTCAGTGCGACTGAGAGCATTGACAAATATTTGCCAGTCCAACCAAAACGAGGAGTTGTGTGAACGAATCTCCACTCTTTGTGGTATGTATCAATTCTCACAGACGAAGGAGCTGGAGACCTACCTGTGTGCAATTGTGGATCATCACCTTCTTCCAGTCGAGTACCGCATCGATTGTGCCAAAACGTTGCCCATTCATCTGGCATACTCGCTGGTACACAAAATGCTAACCGGAGAAAGCGAGAAAATCAAACAATTGCCCACGCCGATTCGTGTGCAAACCGTTTTTTTTCTCACTGATTCGGAGCAACACAAACAGGACGCGCGTGAACAATTGTCCGCCATAACGTGCGATTCAGGAATCGATTGTCTCTATCGATTCCGTGTGATGCAAACCCTAGAATCGCATTTTGTATCAAACATTGTAGGCACACGTCATCGTCGCCGCGGACGACACCGTGGTGGGGATGAAATGAGCAATGTGGCTGCGACAACACCTGCAGACGAGAGTCAGCGCGAAAAGTTCTTGTATTATGCTCGGTATGTGGCGGAACGATTTGTTGACTTTGCCGCAAATCTGTTCACCTACCGTGTCGTAGCGTGCCAGTACATTCTTGAAAAATGCGAACCCGACGATCGGTTGCAGAAAAAGTGCGAGGAATTTTTGTTGAGCGTAGCGGAAGATGTGGAGATTGGCGAGGATGTTCGTGCCGATGCGTGTGATGTCATCCTACAGTACGGTACAGAAGAGGCACGTGCCGCCGGTCGGCGCTTGCTGTTTGTGCTGGGCGGCGGCGAGCAAACCCGTAACAATATCTACAAGAACAGCCAGAATGTCCATGTCCGTGCGATTGAGGAATCGGTTCAGCGCATTATCGATTTGCTTTCTGCATACTACCCTGAAAACGCAAAGTTGTACACATTCAGCGAGGTTTGCGACGATTTGCACCGTTTGCTCGACGAGGAAAAGGTCGAGAAAACAATTCGTGAAAGTGTCGAAGGCGCGCTGGCGCGCATATCCATCGACCGGGCCGTCTATGGTCACTCCAATATGGGTTTGTCGACAATTCTGGCAAGAGTGTGGACGTACATTCAAAACTCTGAGTTTCGAGAAGAATTGCAGAAACGCTTGATTGAAGAGCTTGTCGAATCCAACGAGAAATGTTCCACCGGCTATGCGGGTCGTTTGGTCAACACATTATCCGGATTCGATGAGAAGATGTCGGTTGGCATTTCGTTTGAGGACCAGATCATCGCGAACCTGGAAGGACGGTTGAACGCTCGCATCCGCCTGATCGAAGATGCCGAAGAAATGGATAAAATCTTGGAAGAGATGACCATTCCGGTTATCGAGTACGACAAACGGTCTCACTTCCTGCGATTTTTCCGCCAACACATCTCCAAGATTCGCGAGGAGATGTACTCGGAGTTTTGCGGGCATATGGACGACACTGACTACGACTTTTACTTTCGCAAAGCGATTATTCACTACGAAGGGTGCAATTAAAAAGTAGAAAAGTGTCTTCAGAAAGGCCCACCGCTGATCATGCGGCGCAGACCGTACCCGACCAGAATGCCGAGACTGTTCCAGAACACATCGTCCCATTTGGCGTACCAGTAATCCTTTTCGCGTGCCAGGTGACCGCACCACATGGACTGGAAGCTGGACTGGATCGAGTTGGAGTACTTTTTGTCACAATCAATGAGCATCTTGGAGTGTGGAGGCGCCAGCGCGTCCTCGATGATTTCCCATACGACACTGATCACAAACAGTTCGCAAATGAAATGCGGATACATGAAAGCCAAAAATCCAAACAGCAAAAAGTGCGACAAGCTCCACCAGTCGGCGGTCGATTCAGGTAACACGAGAAACGGTTTTTTCAGAAGTGCCTGTATTTTGTCTGGATAGACGTGCCCGATCATGATAAAGATCGTTGCAATCACAAACAAACTGATCATCAGATTGAAATTTCTTTGCTTCATTTTTTGTATGTATTCATCATAAAAAAAATGTTAAATTATCACTTATCACGTTTCCAAAATTCTACCGCTTGGTTGCAATAGTCCACAACGCGGGTGCAATCGGCAAAGTCCTTGTTGATGCGTGCAATATACTTCTCGTAGGAATTAGAAAGCGATTGTAGACACGATTCGACGAGGTGCACAACATCGGATTTTTCCAATTTATCTGAATTTTCCGAACGCACCTGTTCGTAGAAACGGCGTTTCAGCTCAATGACTTCCAAAATGAGGAAGAGAACACCCGCCTGTTTGTCGCGTTCGGTGGTGGTGGGGAGCGCTTGCACATTGTTCATCAGCACGTCGAAAAGGTGATTGTCAAACAACAGATCCGTGAACGCCAATATGGTCATCATGTCTGTAACTTCCAACGAGCCGATTACCAGGTCGTTGAAATCCTTCATCATGGCAACCGCGTGTTGTAGAAAGCGATCCAGACCAAGGTCGGTGATGACACAATTTCCTGATTTCATCTTCTCCACAAACACGGAGAGCATGTCCAGCCAAACGTCGCAAACGTCGTTACTCATGTTTTTAATGGAAATGTATTTTTCTTTAAACAAAACGTAAATGTCGACACCTCGAGATGATGTCGCAAGATTTCTCTCGTTTTTGGCAGAAAGTATGATCGAAAGTGAAAATGACAAAAAGAAATGTTTTCAATCCAGTTTGTATCTACTGGACTCGTTGGTAGCGACACTGTGTGAGTCGAACCAGGCTGACCGTTATGCCTGGTTTGTTATAGAGAACTTACCATCTATAGCGGCGGCGTGCTTCTTGATGACACTCAAAACAGGCAAAATTGCGACAAGACACAAGAATGTATGTCAGGTGGTTGGTCGCGCCACATTGGCGGTGTTCGGTCAACGTCCCAAACTGGACAAACTGCAAAAAGCTATTAGAAAGGTGATGGGAAGTAAATAACATAACTAATTCATATAGAAATGCTTCTCTTATTTCTCCTGTCGTCCATTCCATTTTACGACGCGATTGGACAGGCGGTTGTACTGATGGATTGGGAACCTCTTCGTGGTGAATGGTTTCGCTTGTCGTTTGTAGTGTGGTCATTTTCTCTGCTCTCAATTACCGATGTCAACGTATGCACAGTATTGACTGCAAGTGTGGCGGGATGGTTGTGTCTATGGACGTATCGAGATCTGTTCAGAATACACATTCCCACTTGAATTTTTTTTTATGAAAACAATTTGTCTTGTGTTTGTAGAATATCATTGATGAGAACATGTTTGTGACACTTTAACGATCGATGTAGACCGAGTTGTTTGGCAATGGATATGAGTTCGATGCGCGTTTTTACGGCAAGATCGTCTTGTTGGAGATGTGGGTGCTCAGTGAATGGCACCACCTTCATCTCGCGTAAGGCGATTCTCATCTGTTTGTCTTGTTCGGCGATTCTGGATCGGTTCGCCTGGTAGTGGACCCGTTTTTGAGCATTGATTTCATCGCGTTTGAGGACCAGACGGTCGTGCACCTGTTTTAGCCGTTTGTCGCGGTTCTTCGAATACTTTCTTCGGTCACGCTCTTGTTCGGTGATACACAACTCGGTGTTCTTGTTGAGCGTGGGTTTGAGTTCGTGGATCCAATGATTTTCGCGGGAAATCAGGTCGGAAATTGGCACGTCGTCTTCGACCGTTTGAATGTCAAAGTTGTCTCGTCCATTCTCACGCATACACGTGTATAGCGGTGTAGTACCGTTTAACGCCGCAGCTCGGTGATCTGATAAACGTTCCCATATTGGTTTGACTGTAGATCCAATGTAAAACAATGATTCGTCTGGAATGTATACCAGTTTATAGATTGTACCGGTGGAACGATGTTCGACGATATTTGGGGCTTTCATATTTAATTCAGGTTGCATTGAATTGAATGCCACTGTCTCTTTCTGTCCTAGCTCAGATAGGGTTTCTACTTCACATTCTTCAATCGGTTGAATTGAAAAATGTTGGATACCGTGCAGACGCATATGGTCGTACAACTTTCCTTTTTTACCGATTCTAGCATTGCTTCGGTGAGCTTTGAACCGATTTTGAAGTGTTTGAATGGTTGAACCGATATACACTAATTTAGTTTTGGTGTTGGTGATTTTGTACACAAAACCTTTCATCCCAATTTGTGGTGGTTAATCACTTTGTCGATTTGCAAGATCAATTTTAAACCATTTGATTGGTATAAAATTTTTTGTGTTTTTTTTCGATTTGCAAATTTTTCTTGAAAACTGTCCCAGAAATTGTTCTCACAACACTGGAAAACCAAGGGCACCACCAGAGACGCGGATGATGTTGTTGTTGACGGCAGTGACAATGAAGGAGTACTTGGCACCGTAACCTGGGGTGGAGGCACCGTTGATCGGGGCAGCCGGGGTGACGGCACCCTGGTAGGAGCCAGTGGCCGGTTGGATGGAGGAGACGGCGTCGACGGAGCCCTGAGGAACGATGGACACGTTGGTGAGCTTACCGTAGTTGGTGGAGCCCATCGGGTCGATGGCGAAGAAGTCCAGGGAGTACGAGTACAGGTGGTAGCCAGTCTCGACCGGGATGACCGGGGCGTGGTACCACGGGTTGACCAGGGAGAAGTAGTCGGAGCCCATCTGGTACAGACGCTGAGTGTTTTCGTAGATCAGCGAAGTCTGGGAAATGGGGTCCAGACCCTGCTGGAAGTCGACAACACCGAACATCGGGGAGTCGGTGGCAACGCAATCGGCCGGGCCGTAAGGCAGCTGCTGCGAGGTGGTGTAGTTGGACCACAACGACGGGCAGGTGATGTTGCGGGCAGCCCAGAACAGGGCCTTGATGGCATGCGAGAAGCGGATGTCGATCGGGGCCGAGGTGGTGGGGTTGTAGTTCTGGACCGGGGCAGTCTGGACCTGCTCGATCAGGATGTCGCGAGGAGCGCAGGCCATCTTCTTACGCTCGTCGTTGGACACGATGGCGTAGTTGGCCCACACGTTGACCGGGCCCATGATGGTTTCCGGCGGGGTGGACGGATCCAAGTCGGAGGCGACGGCCGGGCGGGAGACCCAGTAACCGCACTCACCGTAGACGTTCTCAGTCTGAGACGAGTCGTTGACGTAGGTGTCGACGGTCAGCAGATCAGACCAGTTGCGGAAAGCAAAGTTGATGCGCATTTCGTTGTACGGCAGGGCGGCGGTCGGCAGAGCGAGACCAGAGTCGCGCGAGAAGAAGAACGGCAGCGGCAAGTTCAGGGTGGCACCAGGCAGGACCTGTTGACCCTTGGCATTGACGTTCTTCAGACCCGACAGGGAGGTAACCGGGTTGGACACACCACCGAGGCACTGGTTCAGTGACGGGAAGGCAATCTGCACGGGGTTGACCAACTGGGGCAAGTTGCCGACCATGTTGTTGTAACCGACGCGCTTGCCGGCCGGCACAGTGAAGGCGGCCCAGAAGTCCAGATGGTAGTTGTCGAAGCGGGCGGCAACCAAATCGTTGAAGGTGATCGCGCACTCGGAGATCAAGTTGTGCATGAAGTTACGGGTCCAACGCAGAACGTGGTTGTTGGTCTGGGCACCGGACGGGTTCTTGCCGTCGCACTCGGCCTGATTGTCGTTGTAACCAATCAGGGTGGAGTTGGCGGTGGCGGCAACGACCTGGTTCAGGGTCAGGCGCAGCCAGGTGTACAGCAGGTAGTCACCGGCACGAGAAATCGAGACGGACCACTGCTGACCGAAGCCGGGCTGACCGGAGCGCGAGGACAGGCAGACCGGGACCTGGGTGAACCAGGTGGCCTTGCGAATTTCGCGGACAAAGTACGCGACGGCGTCGGGGCCGCCATACAGGTACTTCTCTTGCTCGTCGTAGGTGGCAAGATCGATGAAGCCGGAGGTCAAGTTGGATGTGCAAATCGACATTTTTTTTATTATAGCCGAGATATTTTTTTTAAATTTCAATAATTTTTGATTTTCCGGACGCGTGTTGTGTTATTTTTCTTTTTTTCCGACCACTCCGGATTGTCTATCTTAAAGAAACTGTCCAAAACGTACAAAACGACGTAGGGTGGTTAAGTTCGTTAGAAATGGACATTGACATTATCCAAATCGACAAACGAATCCACGAAAAATGGAAACGCAAACATGAAGAAATCGCCGAGATCGATGCAAAAATCGCAGAATTTGTACAAATTTTGGAAGAGGATCAAAAACAGTGCCTGTCCATTCACGTCCGTTTGGACGTTGAACAGAAAATCGAAGAGTTGCGACGCGATAAACAGCACATCGAGGAAGTTCTCAGCGTCGCGGATTTCTACACAATGGAGGTGAACGAACTGCTGCACCAAAAGTTGCAAGAGCAGCCTCAGAAAATCTCATTCATGAAACGCACGAAACCAGCGTCGGGGGCGCAAGAATTGACCAGAAGGTATCTCGAAATTCTCAGAAAATACGATCTGTGTAATGATGAGACGGTGATCAGCAACTCCGACATACTACACAATGGCGACTACTCGTCCAAACAGGCGCGCGATCGGCCAGTATGCAGCAACTGTAAGTCGGTAGAATTCGTACATGTTTCCGACGGCAATCTGGTGATTTGCGAGAACTGCGGCAAACAGGAGGAAAAGATCTTCAAGACCGTCTCGTTCAAAGATATTTCACGAGTGAACATGAGCAACAAGTACACGTACGAACGGCGCATTCACTTTAAGGACTGTATGAATCAGTATCAGGGCAAGCAGAATGCGACGGTCAACGACGAGGTATATCGTGACCTGGAGGAGCAGTTTGCTCTGCACGACTTGCTGGTAGGCGATGTGAATACACCGAAAAAACAACGCTTTGAAAAAATCACCAAAGATCACATCATGATGTTTCTCAAAGAGACTGCGCACACCAAACACTACGAGGATATTGTCCTGATTTACCACACCATGACAGGTAAAAAAGTGGACGATATTTCGCATCTAGAGGCTCAGTTAATGGAAGATTTCGACAAAATCTCTGAGTTGTATGATAAAAAATATAAGATGGAAAAAAGGATCGAACGTAAAAGTTTCATCAACACGCAATACATCCTGTTTCAACTTCTCAGACGACACAAATACCCATGTAAACGCGAGGATTTCAATATGTTGAAGACACTCGATCGACAGTGTTTTCATGACGAAATTGTCCGCGACCTATTCGAGCAACTTGGGTTTAATTTTTCACCAATTTTTTGAGCCTCTTAAAGATGTAAATTGGTAAAACAAAAAAAAAAAATGACTGATGTTGCCGATGTATACAAGAACAAAATGCTCATTCAACTCGAAAAATTTCTGAATGTGTACAACGAGGTGGCCGGCACCGAGTACGTGTTCGACGTCCGCGGTCAATACGATCAGCTGATTCGAATCCTTGGTAAGTTCATATCGACCGTGTACACACCCGAGACGTGGTTGACCTCGCAGCTTGAATTCGCCCAGGATGTGACCATTACCTTCTCCGTGTTTCGAGACTCGCCGTACCGCGAAAAAGTGGCGGCATATCTCCAGACACTGCGCCAAGCGTTCGACACATCAATTAATCGTGAGGTCGAGGAATACCTCGCTGCCACCACCGATTTCAGTGACGACGACAAGACCATTTGCCGCGAGTTTTTTGCACAAATTTCTTCTCTACACTCGGAGATGCGACAAGCCATGTTTGTCCAATCGACGGATTCCGACGTGACCTCAAAAGAATCAATTGATTTGTACAAAGAAAAATTACGACAATTCAATGCGTACATGACGTCGGTAGCATCCAATCGTGCCCAAAATCTAGTGATCAAGCGATTTGACGCCAAAATCCGAATGATTGCCGCTGCAAAGAAGCATGTGGAGGTTCTATTTGATGTTTAAAGAACGTAGGTGTTTAGTTGCAAAAAAAAGTATGGAGAAATCTTCCAAGGCATCTTCAACCAGTACTTATCAGGGTAAAAGACGTGCGTCGCCACCAACTTTGGAGCCACCGAAAATGTCTAAAACATCAAAAACAGTCACACCTAACGTGGTTGATACTGTTATTACTGAGCCGTCGTCTCCGCCATCGTCATCTTGGTTGGAGGGGAAAATGCAATGGTTGATCATTGCATTGATCATTTTCATCATAGTGGTGTTGTTCTGGCTATACCGTAGAATGACTCATCTTGAGTCACGCGTCCACAACATGGATCGTTCTGTAGAACACATGATTGCCAAACACGACCAGGCTCTGACCAACAAAATTGAGCAGTTCGAAAAAACAGCAAATGCGCAGAAACAATTTATCCAGGACAAGGTTGACGAATTGACACGCACTGTACAGGAGCATATGAACTACTTGCGATCGACGATTACTTCCCCTTCACCGCATCCGCCTTCACCGCCTCCCGCCTCGTCGCATGCTCCACCACATCCCCCATCGTCGCATCCATCATCCTATTCAGTGTCTCATGCTCCAGTCACACAACCGATTTCATCGCATGAATCACGTGTGCCTACGATGCACAGCGTCATGCCCACCAATTTGTCGAATCGTGGTGTATTTGTGATTGGCAGTCAAGTCTTACACCATCACCAGCCATCATCAGTGCAAATTGAGGAAATGGACGAAGACTTGTTGGATTTAGAGCTCGCAGATGAGTTGAATGAGTTGGAAATCGAAGATGAGCCTAACAACCAGGTTGCCCAGGTTGTTCAAGGTGATCAGGTTGCTCAGGTTGCTCAGGGTGATCAGGTTGCCCAGGTTGTTCAAGGTGATCAGCTTGCTCAGGTTGCCAAGGTTGTTCAGGGTAATCAGAGTGATCAGGGTAATCAGAGTGATCAGGGTAATCAGAGTGATCAGGGTGATCAAGGTAATCAGGGTGATCAGGGTGATCACCTAGTAGCTTCAATCGTGGAGGAGGATGGAGATGTCTAGATATGATTGCTTAAAAACAATGTTGCATAACTGCAAAATAATTCTTATCTTCTCTGGAAAAATGTACACAACAAGATGTTCATTTTTTGAGAACTATTCCTATGAAAACGAGCTTTACCTGCGAGAAATGTATGGAATATTGTTGAAAAATATGACCAAACATAAATTCAATGTGAATAAATTGTTGCAACCAGAAAATTTCAAACAATTTTGTATTTGGTTGAAACAATATGCAGAAGTTTGAGTTGAATAGAATATACATATTCAACATTGAATACATTTAAAACGAAACACCGACACAAACAAAAAATGGAAGAAGAATTGCCTCCACCACCACCGTCCGAACTTAACCACTCGGTCAAACGTGATCACATTGAAATTACTATCGAAGATGTTGCGATTGACACCATAATCGATCTTCGCAAATATATGCGGGAGAATGGTATTTCAACCACTTCCAAACCCCTGAGTTCAGTCGATTTAACGAGATGGTTACAAAAATTTTATAAACCTTAAATTTTGAGATTAGGAAACCAACATTTGTTGACTTTTGACCACCATCTTTGAACATCGGCAGCGGTGATCGCACTTTCGTCGCCATTCATCAATCTTCTCAACTTGTCGGCCGCATCGAGGGCATCAGTTGGCTGTCGAATTGAGGATTGTATATGAGCGGCAGACGATGAGGCCGACGCGGCCGCTGGTGCAGAAACAACCGGAAAAGGGACAAAGTTGAGCACGTTCTTGTCGTCTTCTTCGTCTTCCTCGTCTTCCTCGTCTACAGCTTGCAATGCTATTTGAGATGCCATTTGAGAAACGGTTACAGTTGGTTCAATCTCAACGGCTTCCTTACCGGATGCCGACGGTTCCTTACCGGCCGCCGAAGGTTCCTTACCGGCAGCCGACGGTGCCGACGGTAAGGAAGCTTCATCGTCATCGTCGATAACAACCACCGTCTCTGATGGTCTGACCGCTACCTTTGACTTTTTGTCTGTCGGCGATTGATCTGATTTATCAGATTTACTAGACGACGAAGAACGTGCGAGTCGACTCCGTTTTTTCATCTGAATGATTGTACCAGCATTTTCACTTGCATTTTCACTTGCGCTTGCACTTGCACTTGCACTTGCGCTTGTTGCACAAATTTTTTGTTCAAATTCATTCAATAGATCGCTGGTCCCTTTGATGTCGATCAACATATCCACGATTTTTGTGAGGTTGGACCTTGATAATGCGACAAAGTCTGGATCTTCCTCGTGCAATTTGTTGACCAATTGCCGTATTGTGGTTGCGGTGGGGCGTTTTTTCAAAGATTTCCATTTCGACCAAAACTCCAATAGCAAATTGCATGCGCCCTGTACGTTTTCTTCTTGTGCGTCCAATTTTGTGTTTACAAATTCTGTACGAGACATCTCACGCATGTCGATCACCATCAGCATTCCAGGGATCAAAACGCTCAAAATGACTTCTGCGCTTTCTGCCATATTTTTATTACTTTAGTGGAAATAATATAAATATTTTAGATATCGATTACTGATTTAGCTCGGGTAACATGCTTGGATCTGGGCCACGCATACGTCGACGTGGTGGTTCTGACGCGGTTGCCACACCGCCGTTCATCGGAGCAACCTGCTGAGGTTGAGTCGGCGGAGCTTGTGGTTGTGGTGGAGGAGTGGTCAAAAACGACAGGCCGGCACCAATTTTTTTCATGACCATCTTGGTGATGATGAAGATGGCTGCATTGATCACGATTGTGAAAAGGAGACGCACTTCTACTGGCCATTTGCTGCCTTCCGGCACGTAGTTCTTTTCACCAAGTTCAATCAGGAGGTGTTCGTACTTGCCCATCTGCATCATCTGCTCTTTTGTAAAGTCTTTCATATCAAACTTCAGCCAGTATCCGAGCACGAACTCGGTGAGATAAAAACCGGTGATTAGGTATCCCTTGTATTGATCAATGTTTGCGTCCACATTCACCTGTCGTACCGCCGAGTCGTAAGCGCGGTTCATCGATTTGTAATCCGAGTGAATCGTAAACTCGGGTATAGCAGTGTTCGGGTACGACCGACGCAACATACTGAACTTGAAAAGAAGCTCACGTTTCATGTCTTCTTCATCCATATCTTCTGTTTCCTCTTGCAACTCACCCATGACTTTCTCCGGTACAAAACGGCCTCCAGCGATATCTGACAATTTGGGAGGAAGGAGACCATTGTTGTCATCACGATCTCCCCTATCCCTTTCTCGATCCCGATCACGGTCACGTTCACGGTCTCGGTCACGATCACGGTCTCGGTCTCGGTCTCGGTCACGGTCTCGGTCACGGTCTCGGTCACGATCACGTTCACGATCTCGGTCTCGATCACGGTCTCGATCTCGGTCACGATCTCGGTCTCGATCTCGGTCACCTCGTGTAAGCAATTCGCGCATTCGCGATGACAGGTCGTCTTGATCGTCACGCGGCTCGTCATCGTCCAAATCAGACATTGGTTTGGAACGATCGTTTGAACGGCGGGAACGATAAGAGTCACGCGAGTGTCTAGAATGTCTTGAGTGTTCTGAGTCTTTCGACTCGTCCGAGCGATCTGATCGTCCTGATCGTTCCAGTTTGTCATACCGATTCGGAAACAATGGTCGGTTTGGAGAAGGTGATGGTGATTCTACGGGACGTGGTCGTACAAATTGAGTAGAGCTCACCGAGGATCTGCTGGAATCTCGATCGTCGTCGCTTGGCGAACTGTACGCCGTGGTGGACAAGGTCACGGGTGGATCTTTTGGGATATACTCGGTATTGACAACACTGGGCTTGATTTTGGCTTTGTTTTCAAGCAATTCCAAGTACATAATAGGCATTCGTGGAAATTGCTTCACGCGGTTTAAAGGCCGATCCGTTGGCACTTTCACCACAGTAACTGCAGTTGGCTTTCGCGATGACATAATCTTTTACCTTATTTTTGATGAGCTTTAAATGGTTTATTGTGTGGTGTTTGTGCTCGTTGAAGCCACATTTTTGAATTCCTCAAAATATGTTTTGGCAGTGTTGTAGCCCAACGAGAACAAATCCAGACGTTGTCCTTTACTGAGGTCGAATCGGTAAACGGGGACGTCTTCGACATCAATCGAGATGATGTCCACTTTCGATTTGAGACGTTCCAATTTCAGAGCATGGAGCTCACGGCTGGCAATGGATATGATTTTGATAATTTTGCAAGTCATGTTCTGCAACTTCCCGCGAGGTTTGTCAACTACGTCAACATCATTCAGGTAGATTCCAACAGTTTTGTGATCGATGAATGGTAGTTGTTCGATCGGAAACTCGTCGATAAACCCTCCATCGATGTATTCGTGCTCGTTTACAGTACACGAACTGAACAGAAACGGCAACGTGCTCGACATCCTTATGGCGTCTACACATGACAAGTTGGGATGGGTGCAGTACGACAAATACACAGGTTTCATGCTTGATAAATTATATGTTGCGACCACCAATTTCACACCGAAATTCTCAAAGAGTTGTTGAAAAGTGGGAACATATTGCAGTTTGGCAATGCACATTTTCTCAAACTCTTGGTGAATAGGTGTATAGTCGAAAACACTTTCGGTCGAAAAAATTTCTTCAAACTTTTTCACACGAGCTTGATCAAACACATTGTGAGTGGAAAAGTATACCATCAACTCAATTGGGGTGTACCCGATGGCGAGAAACAGTGTGATACACGAACCGATACTGGTGCCGCTGAAGTGCTTCACGGTATTCACATCGATCAGATGTGAATCTTGCATGTATTGCAAAGCGCCGAGCGCACAAAATCCTTTGATGCCGCCCGCCGAAACGCACAGAGCTTCGAATGTTTCGGATGCTTCGGATGCTTCGGATGATGTGTCGGACACCTCTGATTTTTCGTCCATTTTTACTTTTTACCGTCTATCACTTTTTTAAGTAAGTAAATGCATGTCACACCAAGAAGGATGATAGCCGCCCAGTAGATGCTCTTGTCATTGTCATAGAATTTGGAGCACAATGGACATTTTTGGATATGGGTGGCCACATCGAGACAGTTAAACTGAGGCGAGTTCATCACAAAACTTTCGGCGTATGTGTTGCTTGGATTATTTTTAGGAACCGAAACTTCAGCCCGGTAAGGTTTTGGAGCTTCCTCGTAACCTTCAACCGCCGCCAAGTTTTGTCGAGCGACTGGACCGAGCTGGTATTCCATTCCCATTCCGCCACCACCACCCATAAAACTCATCGGACTGCCGCCGTTCATTGCCAGTTGCATCGCTTCGGGGTTGGTGGATCGGATTTTGCCCTGAATGGGTTTCATGGCAGTATCTCGTTCGTAGTTTTCAGTGTTGAGTTGGTCCATGAAATTTGAGTTCATGTGAGGCGGCGGCGGATACCCATCGGTGCTCGAGATGGCCATTCCACTTCCCATTCCACCGTTCCCACCATTCCGTGGCGGCAACGCCGACGACGACATGATTTCATTCAAGTCCAAAAAATTCTCAATACTGGTCGTGCGCGGAGGCTGTCCTCGATAACTCATTGTCTTTTATTTTTGAGAAAAGCTTTCCATTTTTTTTTTTATAAATTTGTCATTGAAGATTCTATTCGTACTTCTCACCATTGTTGTTCATTTCGTTATCATTTCATCAAACAATTGTTTGACAATCGGTTCATCGGCGCTCACCAATTGTCCTAGAACAGTCAGAAAATGAACAGGTTGATGAGCAACTTCACTCTTTTCGTCCGACACTGATGACGAGGATGAGGACGAGGATGAGGACGACACTTGCACACGTATGCCGCGTTCAGACAATTCTTTGAACTGTGCAGTTTTTTTGAATAGCGCAAATTCCTCTGCGGTTGCATCTAATTTGAGACGTATTCGGTCATGTCGATCGGTGTTTGAAAGCACTTCCGATACATTTCCGATCGAACACTTCAAAATATGCTTACGTGGTACATTCAAGTCCAAAAATCGGTACTTCACCTCGGACTCTCCAACATTAACCACACAAAGTCTCCGAATGGTGGAATCACCATACGCATGCTGAAGAGGTGTTCCCGGATACACAATTTTTTGACCGACCATTTGGTGATCGTGAATATGTCCAGACACGACCAAAGGAAACTCGTCGTCCCATTCGTCGCCGTCGGCGGAGGTGATAGCGCCCATCTTACATCCCCGAAACTCTTGATGACAAAAAATGACTTGCAAGTAGTTCCATCTCTTGTTAACCGTGTCCATGGCCTCAATGAACCGTCCAGGTGGAACATACGGTACAAACATACACATCCCGACAGTTATTGGCGTATCCACTACTACCACATTGTTCCATTCTTTCAGAACATTCATCCAGTGATTCTGTGTAAGAAATTGGCTGTTGTTGATGTAGTCGTGGTTACCAACGAGGACGTAGACTTTGGTGATGGTGGCTAGAGTCTGAATGAAGTGGAGTGCCTGATTCAATGGCTGGGTAAACAGACGTTCATGATAGTGCATCACATCGCCGCTGAGAATCACCGCGTCGTACTGCTCATCGGCGAGTATCTTGATCAGTTCGGTGAGCAGTAAATCAATGTCGTCGCGGTTGTCAGACTTGACGTGCAGATCGCCAACAAAAAGGTAGATCATTTTGTTTGATGATAAAATCGGCACGTATTATATACACTTTTATTTTTTTTCACCTATAGACAAAAAAAGTAGTGTAATGATTGCTGAATTTTTGCAGTTTTTGCAACTCCTTCGGGTGTATCACTGGAACACCGAGTCATACTCCCGTCATGTAGCGAGTGGTTCGTTATACGAAAAAATGGACTCGCTCGTTGATCAGTTTATCGAGACCTATCAGGGTCAGTTTGGGCGCATCCGTTCCCGCCCATTCAAACTGAACGTATCAGTTCTATCGGACAAAGAAGCGGTTCAGTTTCTGAAAACTTTTGCAAACCTCCTCATCACCATGAAGGTGCCAAGCAGTGATTTGCAAAACATTCGTGATGAAATGCTAGGTGAAGTTCAACGCACGATCTACTTGTTCTCATTTACTGCATAATAAAAGTGGTGTGATGAGTAGAAAAAGTGAATCAATTCATGAAAAAGTCCTGAAAATTTTCATGAACACAAATTGTTTATTGTGCAGGCCGTATACGGAGGGCGTTGTGGTTCACTTGACGTCTGGCCAAGTGTGCTCGATATGTCTCGACAACGACCTCTACACGTACAAGAGTTGGGTGAGTTTGAACAGATGCACGCACCAGTTTCATCGGCACTGTCTCGACCTGTGGCTGGAGAGGAATCGCACATGTCCATTATGTACACAAGACGTGTTTGAAGTGCCTCAAAGACGTGAATTGACCTCGCAGGAACTCTGGAAATGCATCGGGTTCTGTGGATTACTGCTTGTGATATTTATTGTTACCATTGTTATTCTGGTAGTCTATTGGCCACGGTAGAATTATGAATTATACAACGGTTTGACAGAATACCATGTGACATCTTCATTGTTGAGAATGTACGCGTCGGCGTCCGCCGCGGCGGATACCGTGACACGACCGTCGGCTGTCCTGTATTGTGTCGTGGACACGTCGGTAATGTCCAGGTCGGCGAGCGCGTTATAGTGATCTTGTGAGTATTTTTCTTGTACCCACAGTTTGGAAAAAAATACGGCTTGTTGTTCATTTTCCTCGGCGTTGACATACACCAACGCACCGTCTAGAATTTTGGGATGTCTAACAAAATCTGAGACGGTCAAATCATTCAAACGATTTCTCACAGTGTGTGATATTTGTAACGGGTTGTCAAGCTGGTTGACCACAAATGTGTCAGGATCGGTGCTCCAGTCGCTCAAATTGTGATAAAAATCCGGAATTTCCTGAGGCGCCTCTTTCAGATCTTGACCCGCGGACAGCCGGTATAATACGTCGTACAGTATTTTTGCGCGAATATTGTGAGATTTCATCACAAATTTGGAATTATCATCTACGAAACCGTGTGAATGTAATGCGTCCATGTTCACAGTTGGGTTGGTGGGTAATACGTACTGGGCGTCCTCATTCACGACCACGTTGTCTTCAAAAAAATCGCGAATCTGCATCAACGTTTGTGAGTGTGCATTTTGAACAAGTTCGGGCCAATTGATGACAATTCCACGTTGTGAGTTATGGCTTTTTTGCAGCTGCTCGAGCAGTTCGACCAACACAAACACCAAAAACTGGTAGGCCTTCTCATTCAAGACGTGAGTTTCTTGTGTTGAGTCAACAGTGTAGACATGTGCATGAGTGAGTGTGGATTTTGGCGACACCGTAAACTTACCGTTGACCCATCCATTAATATCCATTCTCTCCAATTTCACCACATCATTCGGTGAAAGAAGCGTGCGAATGCTTTGCACAAACTGATCAATTAATTTGGTAACAATTGCTACAAACGACTGATGGGGAATCACAAACTGCCCCGATTTGTCCACAAAAATGTTCTTCATGGGAAAATTGGGAACAAACGGTTGATCGATTGTGACGTGATCCAACACAAAATCGAGCAAAAACCGCTCTTTCGCCGAGTGAAGATATGGATTGAACTGTGGGTCAAACTGCATCTTTCGCGCCATGAAAAATGCGAAATAAGTTTGTAATGTGTGCGCCATTTTCTTGGCTGTCTGATAGTCTGAGGCTTCCGAGGAGTCCGAGGCGTCCGGATACTTTCGCGGCCGTGTCGGGTATTTGTCGTATTTGACCTCGTCGGCCATCACTTTGACTGTCATCACAATATCACTGACAAGGATGTCTACCTCTGTGAAATCCGTAGACACCGCAACAATTGGATCGTCGATGCGTTGGCGCGGCGTCAACATATCTCTCGTGAAAGGTACACACTGCAGTTCGAACGGCTGCAACGGATCCACAAAGTACGCGTGATTATCCTGGTCGAGAAGTACACGACATTTGCCGAAATCATCAACCACTTGAGCGGTAAAGAAGGACTCGATGGAGTTCGGTTTGCCGGTAGGCATAATTGTGGCACTGTCCTCCTGCATGTTGTACTTGAAATTGATGATTGTGTCCATAAAAATGGGAGCGTACACTTCGCCTACCTCGGGCAAGTCATAGGTCAGATCAGACTGCAAGTTTTGAGGTTCGTCGCTCACGCCGATCAGTTCGCACTTGCGCAGGTCGTCAATGTTTTCGTGTTCATACAGAAATAGACATTTCTCGCGTTTGACATTGCGCGTCGCCCAAAACTGCTTGAACCGTGGTAAAACAATGTGGGCGTTCAGATCATCGTTGGTGATGTGCGAAAACACATAAATTTTGCAATCAAAAAATGCTTCCATCACTTGCATCCAATCTCGCGGGTCGAGGTATTGCGTCGGTGATACTTCCAGAGAATCAACAATGAACAATTGTTGCGCGCCGAATCCGATGGAGGTGTGCGATTGAGAAATTTCCTGCATCACTGTGTTCAAATCGTCGCTTTTACGTCCGAGCCCGACGAGGATGCATTTCAAGAACGACCAGTACGTGTCTGATACACCGACTCGAACAAATCCGGGGCGGTGCTGTGGATCGACGGCGTACAAGAATTTTTGCAAATACAGGGGCAGTGTGCCGCGGTGACCCGTCGGCATGGCGTGCGCCTGTGTGACTTTCAGCAATTGTTGATCCTTGGTGTCGGCTGGCTGCTTCTGGCTGGTTTGATAACAGCACGGTAGATATGGTAACTCGGTGACATGACCCTGGGTGTTGCGTTTCAGGCCAAAAAAACGGTTGTCGTTGTGGGAGTGACACGACAAGAGAATTCGATTGTTCCGGTACTCGAGTTCGCCATATTCCTCATCGTCAAGTTGGGATGCCGTTTCAGCCGATATCGGTATGGGTTGGTACGTGCAGCCGCGTTCATACCCAATCGTGGTCAAAACTTCAATAATGTCTTTGATCTTCCAGTCTTCAATTCGGTACACACGTGACGTGTACCCACACGGTTTCACCATTTCTAAAAGATTTGGTATCTCTTTCTCGAATGCGGCCAGCATCTGGCGGTAGATGTCAATGGCAACAGACAACATTCGATCGGTGCGCACTTTTCTAAACTCTAATCGAGTCACAAGGAGTCCGTTGTAGGGCACCACTTGAATGACACATGATCCATGTGCGGACGTCTTAGAGGATTTACTATAGTCGACGACTTCGGTGGTCCAAAAATACGTAGTGAATGTGTCTGAGTTGTCGTCAACTGCAATGATTCCAGTGCGTTTGGATGTGACAAACGTGGTGTTCAGATTGAGGAAACAGCGCAGAAGAAACGGCTGGACCAAAATTGAGGGCACGTACAAGGTGGCGTCAATATATCGCAACTGCGCGCTCGTGGCGTGCTCATCGAAATCGGTTTGTTGCAAAAGGTTGGCAAACACTGCAGCGACCCGATCTGCCATAGATGAAGCCACAAACAGATTCAACTTGCCGCTAGTCGAGTACATTGCCATACCTATGTTTTCCTCTTTTTTACTTGCACCTTGTAAGAAGATGATATCGGTTTGTGCAGCGGTTTTCCATTGTTGATCAGACCATCCGAGTAGCGACATGAACTGCATGATTTCGTTCTTGAAGTTGGCAAAGTTGAAACCGTATTGAACCTCAGATAGGTTTTGTTTGTTGAGTTTGTATATTTTGTTCAATGTGATCATCGGAATGAGTTTTGTTGTCATCATTTGTGCGAAAACGTAGGAAATCGGCTGATTATTTGCATTCAACGGCAATTCGAATTGCAGGAACGCAGATAGAACTGTTGGATCGGTGGTTTCCACCAAATCCACGTCTTGTGTGGAAACCGGCAACGGGGCAAGCCCTTGATTTTCGTCGAGGAAAGTGAAACTTTCGTTGGACATTGCATTTTCCCACACTGCCTTCAACTGATTGGACCCGTTGACCGCATCAATCAGGTCCATGATGTCTTGTTGAATGACAAGCGCCTGCAAAAACGGCACTTTGGTCAGCCGCATTCCATCAAGCAGATAATACATCATCACGTTACCGACGGAATGCGAATCGTTCACGCCTCGAAAATATAATTTCATCCTTGCCAAAATTTGGCGATTGACTTGGCCATTCTGCACGAAATCTTCCCAGAAAACTCGCCATTCGTCGCGCATTGTGTGAAAAATTCTATTGTTTTCGTCGGAGATTCTGACAGACTGCGGCGGTACACCGAGAGTTTTGGCAAGTTGTGTCAATGTTTCTGACAATGTTTCTGGTTGAAACATTTCAATGGACTGAAGGGGAACATCGCCGTTTTGCAGGATAATTTGTGGCATGTTTATTATTAACTGAATGCCACAAATAATTATTAAATCAAAATTCATAGATGTCGTCGTTACCGACTGCTGCATCGTAATCTCCCATATCTCCGACCTCTTCATCGCTGCCAAACTGGTCGTCTGCGTCGATGTCGTCTCCGTATATCACACGCATACTCTTCAATACGTCGGCATCATCGGTGAGGAAGTAAAGCACACGATGCTTGTTATTGATATCCGACGCTACCTGATAAATAGCGCTAACCGTTTCGTCGCTCAGGAGGTCTTTGAATGAGGTGTCAATCGGTGGAGTCGGCAATGTGTCGGACGACACTGAAAGGAGAATTGTCAAGAAACGGTTCAGTCGGTCATCTAGGGGTCGCTGTAACTGTTGTGACACGTACAGGAAACACAGGGTGGTTTGTAGCAGTGCATGGGGCCAATTGTCGTCGTTGTCACTCTTCTCACTCTCGTATGCCTTAAAATCTCTCCACTGCTTGATCAACTTGTGATTGGCACCGTAAGATGTTTCTCGGATGATGAAATTTTCCGGATTGAAACCTCCAATATGAGTGAGGTGTTTTGGCTCGCCGAGAATGTTGGGCAGGTCTCGGCTGGTCAAGTCGTTGACGTCGATCCAGTCAATATTATTTTTGTGGTGATTGCAAAAGTACGAGCCGTGCGTTTCCCATTCTGCATTGTTTTGACACCCTTGGATATCACACTCCCAGTCCTTTGCGCGGATGCGTCTCCATTCATTTTCAGCCCACGACCTATCTATATCATTGCGGTGGTAGTCACAGCACAGAGGTACCGTTCCTATGGAGTCTCTCCAAATTGCCACGTTGTGACAGTCCGAAACAACACAAGGCCGAGGTTGCGAGTCCACCTTGTTGGTAGTCAACAAGCTCAGGTAGTCAGTTAGTGTTACAATTGGACTGTCATATTCATTTTTGGTTTGGTACACATCAATTTCAATGTGCGAAGATGGTGCAATTGTTGATGACGCCGCCATTCTTGGCACATCATTCAAGTATCTACCGCGTTTGTAGACGTACGACCACAGGTCGTCAAGTTCTTCGTCACTTACTTTTTGTGGCAACATTCGAGCATAGTCATTGCATCCCTGACGGAAAGAACTTGGCATTTCTGGTAAATAATAATGAAGATTTTCACCACATTTTCGATATAAGGTACGCAGCATTTTCGAAACAGGACGCGTCTCATTGGAGTCAACGATATTCACGAATTGGCGAGCAATGAAAATTACCTCACGCGCCATCGCCAACATTTCCTTGCGGTGTATGTCAAAGATTGTGTCGTACCTTGTTTTGGAATAGGAAGCAAATATCTTTTTCAAGTCGGATAGTGAGGTCGATTGAATCATACTTTGCATAATGGTTTGAACAAGCGCCGTCATTTGATTCCCGACTATATCCAAAGACACTTTACCATCCACTTGACCTAGAATGGTTTCGCGAGTGGAACGAAACACGTATCGGACTGGGAAGGAGGAAACAAGCATATCTGCCCACAGCAAATCAAATACGCGAGGCGCTTTGGGTGCAAATTTCACCGCAAGTGCGCGTTGTGTTCGAGAGGTGAAAATCAATATCATGGTTTGCTGCTGTTTCTTCAGAAACTCCTGGTAGGTGCATTTTCCGTTCTGGATCATTTCTCTCACCGTGTATGCCTGGTACGACGGTCGAAAAACTTGCGCATGCCAGGCCATAAATAAGTCTCGCACCTGGTCAAATGCGTACAATACTCCGTCCACATTCTGAATTCGTTCGTGTGGCGGTATATTATCACTGCTCATCTCACGCAATGTTCGAAGGTGTGCATTAGTGATTGTCTGCGGCTGTTGCAGTAGGAGGATAATGAAATTTTGGAGATCTTTCACCCCCATGATCTTTGTCGCCAAATTGTGTTTCCACACATTGGCCAAATTGTCACGAACACTGTTATATACGGCATTGAATTCGAATTGATGATGTTTCCACTGGCAGTTCTGTTCGTGTAAAATGAGATTGGCAAGCACATAATCTTTGACAGAATTGAATGCCACCACTGGATCTTCTTGATGTGATTGTAAGTTACTAACAATTTGGCCAACACGTCTACTTAAGTCTGAGTCAACTGGAATGGACGGAGGTGACAACAGCGACATTTCTGCCTGGAACGGAGCAATTCGGGACCAACTGAGCAAAGATTTCGGAGATATAGTGTATTCTCGAACTTCTTTGTGAAGCGATGGTCCTACGGATGGTCCTACGGATGGGCCTGCGGATGGTCCTACGGATGGTCCTGCGGATGGTCCTACGGATGGGCCTGCGGATGGGCCTACGGATGGTAGCGCTAATTGTTGATGGAATGTGGTATACATACGAAACTCTGGTGAGTTCAGAAATTCTGTTACAAATGGTTGCCATGTTGATACTTCTTTTTGATCCCAATCATACCGATCGGTGCCAAGAAGAAACGGTTTTTTGGCATGTACTTCAACGTCCAACTTCAATTTGGGCAAGTTCGGAGAACGGTGCTGAATTTGTCGCTCGACGAATGCGCGCATCACATCAGTCAAACCAAGTTCATTTCTCATATACTCTGGTAAATACGACCAGAAATCGTCTACATAGTTTGCAAAGAATCGATCTACTTCAAATGATTTTTCCGAGGTTTCGGGCATATTCGCGAGAATCAAAGGTGTCCATTTTTGCAGCCATGGTTTGGGATAAATGGAGAAGTCGTTGATCTCGTCAATATAAAAATTTGGGTTAAGTACTTTGTATTTTTCGAAAAGTTCGACCATTCTGTTGATCAAGTCGGACAAACTCAATGTTTTGACTACACTATTCTCAAGGTTTGGAGTTTTGGGTGGCAATTTTTTAATCACCTCCTTCACAACATTTTTGGTAAAAATATCGTTTCCAACACCACGCACTGCCTGTCGCACCTCATCGTTGTATGTGTCTATCCACTTCGTGATCGCGTGCCGTGCCTGGTTAAAAACGCGGTCAACATTTGTATCCTTAGCCAATCTTCTGATTTGGTCTTTCACGTCCCGGTCGCGCTGTTGCTCTTTGAGGAGATGTTGAGTTGTTTTCAAATAGCGAATGATGTCGTCGAGACTCTCATTTGCACGAACACGATCGGCCACACCTTCTCGATGAAGTTCATCTTTCAGTCGAGTCAGTCGTTGCGACCATCCTGGATATTGAGTAAGAGGTTCATTATCTTTGATCAACCTCCAAATAGTCTGGATTTGAGCACTTTTCTCACCCGCACGAAGCTTTGGTTTTGAGTCTTTGATGTCCAACAGAGATGGCATCGGACCGTCGATTGGAACCCTCGACAAGAATGGGAATGCTTCACTCGAGCTCAACCACGACATTACCTCTAAGTTTGTCAGAGGATTTTCGACATTCTCAGAATTTTCGTCAGGATTATGATCATTCACAATCTGTGCCATCTTTGCACGAAATTCTTTCATAAATTTATCGATTTGCCGGTTTTGATACAACATTTCAACCACTGCTGCGATTTTGATGTGGTCATTGTTGAAAGTGGATTGGAGAAATCGGTCGACGGCATCCATTTCAGCCACTTCTTCGTCCGATTGGCAAGTCAAGTAGTGAGGCCGAATCGACGCGGTGAAGTTGGTGTAGTCCAGGTACGGCAGACGGTCTATAGTCACGGTCGACACCATGTCTCGCATGCCATCAAACAAATCACTTTGCCAGATTGAGCTTAGTGACTGTCCGCGTAATCGATTCAATAGTGCTCGATTGTTGCGAATTCTGTTATACACCAGGTATGCGATCGCCCGTGTTTGTGTTTTGTCGGTGTTCATGATCGATTGGCGAACGCTCATCAGAGCGCTTCCAACCACATTCTGGTTGTTGAAAATGGGTTCATTCTTATCTGTCGCGTTCAAGCGTTGATCTCCGGTTGCCATCAATTCTTGTTTGAGATTGTTATGTTTGTCAATCGCCAACGCGTATCCGTCGGTCACAAATTTCAACAATCGATCGGTCGATTCCTTTCTCAGTTGTTTCTGAATATCACTGTAGGTGGCGTTGGCAAAGTTGTCTGGTTGATGAAGCAATCCTGCCCACGCGTAATCGACGACGGTGGTCACGTTTCCATTCATTGTGAACGGAAACTCTGGTGACAGAGGATCGCTAGGAGAGGATAACACAACGGTGCGAGGCATCGAACGTTGAATATCTATGATATCCAATTCCCGATTTCTACCCGTAGTTTCGCGTAATGCGTTTTCAAATTCTCTGGCTACTAATTCTTGATTCGATGCCAATCGAGATCTGATAAATGCATTCAAACTGGGAGGTACGATCGGAACCGATTGAGGTAATGACGGTTCTTTGGCGTCACCGGCATCCGCGGACACACGTGGTAATTGTTGAATGGCATTTGTGGCATTCGTGACATTCGTGACGGCATTCGTGGCGATTGATACAACCCCTTTACAACCACGAGGTGGTGGTTGTAGTCGGATCTGGTCGAGTGTGAGTTGGCAAACTTCACACAGCAGCACTCCATTGTCAGAATGTATCCATTTATGTAATCGATTGGTCAGACGGTAAGAAACATATGTGGACAATAACACTGGTTGAATATCGTCGGCAGAACTATGAAAATGTGCTTTGTACTTGTCCATACCCGCTTTCAGATTGGCGATATCTTGTAGTTGTTTTTGTTCGTCACCCGCTTTTTCTGACGCCAACAATTCGTTGGCGAGATTGCCGAGTTCTGTTTGAAGGTTATTACCATCTTCATCATCTTTACTTGGTTGACGCCACTTGTACAGGCGGTATAAACCGGTGTTGTCATCATTGTGTACCCGTTTTGTGTTCATACGCCTAAATACGTCATTGGCGCTTTCAAATTCCGACAAATCGCATCGCATTGGCATGGTCGATTCGTCGCAAAAGCAGGAGTCCGGTAAATACGTGTTCCTGTCTTGACAATTTGGCTCGACCCGGTACAGTGACAAATCCTTGACAAATCCCAGTTTGGTGTACGACATAAATCCCTTGACATTTGCGTAGCCGCGAGCAAGTTCAAGAATCACGAACTGTTGATCATGAGGTGTTTTTGTGTTGAGCATTTTCTGTTTCACACAATACAAGAAGGATGCCATCAAAAAGGAGCCGACGCCTTTGATTCCTTGGGTGTCACGTGAACAAATCAACTTCACACTGTACACATCTGGGTACCTTTGGCATTCGCCTTTTTCGACAATGATCATACCGCGAATTGAACTTGCTTTGGTGTATCGTTTTTTGTCATCCTCATCCTGCATCAGCAGGATATCAAAAGTCCGAGAAGATTTCAAGCTCAGCAAGTCTTCGATTTCGTGAGTTTTGTACCCTGATGCCAACTTCACACACATACCTGTCATCATTGTAGACAGGAACTTGCGTTTGTGCTCCTCGGGTTCTAGAACTTCCTGTGGCGGCACATTACTTCGTCTGGCACGTTGCACAGGTGCTGGTGCAGAGACTGCGATTTCGTCAAGCATTTCCGTGAATTTGGCTCGATTGAGGAGGTGGAGTTTGGGGTGGTCGGGGTAGAGTTTGTGTAACCACCTTGTCAGATTGGCCATGTCATTTGCCTCATTAAAGACTTCACCCATCTTTTATTTTTGGGCGTGAAAAAAATGTGTTTGTTAAATACCAAATATAAAGATTCTGACGGTAATTCATAAAATTTATGATCCCCTCATTCATTTCAGAGAAAGTCGGTTTGGAGTGTGCAAACCAGGTGGAGCAAACCGATGATGACGGCACGGTGCAAATTTACTCGTACAAGTCGTGCAACAATGACAGTCCTTCCGAGTTGAAACAGTGTCGTGGACTGGTGTATGCAGGTGACCGCCTGGTGCTTCGTTCGTTTGGGTACACACCTGAATACACAGAAGTCCAAAAAATTTCAGACACTTTGAGTGTAACGGACTACACCTTTTTTCCTTCAGAAGAGGGAACACTTCTTCGAGTGTTTTATGTGACCGAGAATGAGAAATGGTACATTTCCACCCATCGCAAGTTAGACGCGTTCAAGAGCAAGTGGGCGTCTGCCAAGTCGTTTGGAGAGTTGTTTGTGGATTCGTTGCTAGAGGTGTACCCTGAGGTTACCCGTGAAAACCAAATCTCACATCTGACATCATTGTTGGAACCTGGTCAAGCCTATTTTTTTCTTCTTCGCAACACGGCCGAAAATCGTTTGGTGTGCCATGCGCCGTCCGCACCCACTGTTTACCATATCGGCACGCTGTTTGGAGATGAATTCAAATTGGATCACACTATTGACGACCGTTTCAAAAAGTGTCAGAAGCTGTCATTTGACAGTTGGGCAGATGTTCAGACGTACGTGTCCCAGATCGATCCGCGACAGTTCCAGGGAGTGATCGGGTTCACCAGCACCGGTGCCGAAATTAAGGTGTTGCACCCAAAGAATCAATTGTATGCGGAAGCCCGCGGTAACGACTCGAACGTGTTGTACCGCTACCTCAAGGTTCGGGGTAATATGCGTCTCGCGCCATTGTTTATGGAGCTGTTCGTCGATCAGATATCCAAGTTTGTGCAGGTGGAACAGTTGTTAGCGTGCGTGGCGGCGACCGTGCATCAGGCATACCTTGCCCGCTACGTTGCCAAGCGGTACTTGGTGGTACCAACTGAGGAGTACCGCATCCTACGCGAGTGTCACGCCTTTTACATGGAAAATCGTGCGACCAATCGAGTCACTCCGGCGGTGGTAGTGCAGGTGATGTCTCGCGAGAATATGGTGCCGGTGTTGTTTGCGATTGTCAAACGTATGACATCTCCGCCGCAACCTGTTCAGAATGCGGAAAACGTGGAAAACGTTGAAAACGTGGATGACACCAAAACGGTCGACACAATTGACGAAAAGGTCGACACAGTTGTAACAACTGAAAAATAGGCCATGCATAAAATTGATACTTAAAAAACGTGTCATCCTAATATCAAAAACAAAGCACACTCCACCAACCATGGAAACCACTCAACTGACCGACCCACTGACCTACAACCCGAAAGCGAGCTTGCTGTTCCGCAAGCCCATTGAGAGCTCGCTTCCCGGTGCAAACGGCGCGCCAAGCGTCAACTACAAGCGTGTACCGATTGGTACTCGTAATCCTGACGGCTCCAAAGGTGATTTGGTGCTACAAACTCTGCGCCTGTACTCGTTCGGTCTATCGCAGAACCTTTCCCAGACTACCGGTAAGGTCGAAGGTTACACCCTGCCGTTGTGTCTGACCAACCGTAACGATCCGACGCCAGAGGAGAAGAAATGGGTGTCGACCTTCAACGACATCGTCGAATGCACGAAGGATCACTTGGTGGACAAGCGCGACGACATTGGCCAGTACACTTTGGAGCGTGTCGAATTGAAGAAGCTCAACCCGATTTGGTACAAGACCGAGAAAGGTCGTGTGGTCGATGGTGCGGCGCCCATCTTGTACGCGAAGCTGATGATGAACAAGAAGACCGGTTCCATTGCCACCATCTTTGTCAATGGTGCCACCGGTGAAGAGATGGACCCGATGGTTTTGCTTGGCAAACCGTGCTATGTGGAGGCTGCGGTCAAGATTGAGAGCGTCTACATTGGTGCCAAGATTTCGCTGCAGGTCAAGCTTCAAGAGGTCAATGTCTTCCTGATTGACAACACCCCGAAGCGTTTGTTGCGCCGTCCGGTGGCCGTCGAACAGGTGGAGATGGTTGATGACGACGATGATCATTCATCTACTGCAGCTTCCGCCACAGCATCCTCTACCGTCGATGATGACATGGGCGGTGACGCTGACGATGGCTCCATCAAAGGGGATGATGACGATGACGATTCTCCTGCAGTGAAGGAGGAGCCGGTCAAGCCGGTTGCATCCACTCCGGCGGTGTCTGCCCCGGCTGCTCGTCGTCCGCTGAAGAAAAAGTGAGATGTTGAACGTTGAAGAATTTTTTTTGTGATGTGTCATATAAAATGAATCGATCTGATTTTTTACATGCGACTCAACCTTGTTTGACTTACTCGAATCTGGAAATGTATCGAAGTCATTCTGGTCCCCGATACGGCAAAGGTGTGAAGGCACCAATTTGGTCGGCGACGCCGATGTACACGGCGTTTGCACGCGGCAACTGTGACCAGCCGAAAGTGGAAGGTCAACGTATGCCCTGTAATGCGTATTGTGACTCCCATGTCAAAGGTTATGCCTATTTTGCCGAAACCGACAAAATGATGAGACGCAAAAAAATGTAAAAGAGTGACAAGAAAGAGAATGTCCTCAGAGTATATGCCGGTTTTCAACGTTCGTAGTGTGCAAAATAATAAATCGTTTTATCACGTTGAAACGATTTAAATCCATACAAAAATAGAATAAAAATGCAGCAAGTATGGATGGCCCATCCTCACTATAAGTTAGGTGCGCATGTACCTTTACAAAGGTCCGTATACGAAACCGTCCTTCACGCACTTGAACACGGCATGACAGCGTTGCAACTCTTTCTCGGGCCTCCTCAATCGTTTGTCCGCCGTTCGGTGAGTATTGACGACGCGGAAAGGTGCAAAACACTTGTTCACCGCTTCGATGTAGCATTGTTTTCACACGCGCCCTACGTATACAACCTTGCAAATCCCAGCAGTAATATAGACGCGATTCTTGCATCTTTGGCAAATGAAATGCATACCGTCTATAAATGCGGTGGCCGCGGCGTAATTTTGCACCCCGGCTCAAACGCCGATCGGCGTGGAGGTATTCTCAGTATATCATCTGCTATCAACCGTATGGCATGGAAACAAGGCGACGCTTTACTCCTAGAAAACATGGCTGGTCAAGGTAACGTGTTGGGTGACACATTGCAAGAACTCGCAGATATGTATAACGCTCTCAATGAGACATCGCGTCTTCATACCTTTTTTTGCATAGATACGGCACACCTTTGGGGAAGAGGTGAATACCGCATATCTACAACAGAAGGTGTTCAGGAATTTTTTTCTACTACTTCACAACTCATTCTGGTAGACGGTACAAAATTCATCGATCGTGTGCGATTAATTCACCTCAACGATTCGGCAGTCGAGTACGGTTCTCATGTGGATCGACACGCTTTGATCGCCGAAGGACACGTGTGGACACACGACCAAACATCGTTGAAAATGTGGATGGACGAGTGCAGTTCTCGAGGTATACCGATGGTGATGGAAACGGATCCAAGTGATATGCAAAAGTTTCTGTGGTAGGTTTTGTATAAAATAAAATGAGCACAACCCTCGCCTCCAGTTTAGTACGCGATGTGGCAGATGTCAATACCATCGCAAATTCATACCCAGTCATTGACGTGCCATCAGAGAGTCTCGCACTTCTTCCTGATCGATTCGACGGTCGAGACAGCTGGAACCTCTATATTCGCCCGCCATCGAATACGAGACAGTATCCAAGTTTTGCGATTGTCGCCAAAGATGTACTGAATGATCGATTTTCGCTACAGTCTGGCGGGCAAATCGGTTTCGATCTGGACTATTTCCAGATTCTCGCATGCAAAGACAAAGCCCCGATGGTTTCGACGACGTCGTCGGCAGGTAGCATGACTGGTAACACTGGATTTCTCAACGGTTACAGCATTTACGACGCGTGGGAGTTCATTTACGGCAAGGGTCTGTCACAGGTCAACTGCTTCTCATTGAGACGATTGCAAACGCTCAAGTATCCGGCTGTAGAAACCCTGAGTTACGATCAGAAAGTGCAGGCGTACGGAGTCCAATGCTCTTCGATCAACGGTGCAGACGACACCCAATGTCTGGAGAAGTGGAACAATATTCCAATTGCCAAGCGTATTTTTCTGCCGTCATCTATTTACAACATCACTTCGGTGGAAATGACAACGACGCAAAAAATCAAAGCGATTCAATATGATCTGACCAAATGGGGACCGGTGGCTGCCGGTTTTGTGGTATACGAAAATTTTCTCCAATATTCGGGTCGTGACGTGTATACCGCAATCGGTGGTAATCCGGTGGGTGGGCATTATGTGACCATTATCGGTTGGAAAGATGACTATTGGATTTGCCGAAACAACTGGGGTGCCAACTGGGGATTGATGGGTTACTTCCGCGTGAAAATGGCGATCCCCGGTCTCGGACTGGAGGACAATGTCTCTGCGTGCATGCCGCAGCTGTACGACAACCAGCCAAGTCTCGGCAACGGTAAATGGCGCAACCAGACCGTACCATTGGACTCAATGGGTCAGTTCAATCCCAGCCTGTTTGCGCAGCGACAGGCGCTGCAAGTTAACTACTCGTTGTTCTATTCTGCAGCTACCATTGCCGCAATTCAACTCGGCAAAGTGCACGGCGATCTCACTCCACTGATCGCAGATGTCAACTTATTACCAAATTTGGAAAAATTTTGGGTGATGGACATTCAAAACTATAATTTTCAAACAATTGGCGGTGAAAGTAAACCCGCAACAAGTGTGTTAATAACGGATGTGATTGACACGGTGGTGATATGGGTGAGTGTGATGTCAGCGATCGCAATTTTTGTTTGGGCGTACAATAAAAAGGAATAAGTAACAATGAGTACACCGACACCTTTTATTACGTCCTCACCTACTTCCTCGCCCACTTCGTCGCCCAAATCGGAATGCTGTCCATGCTCCACCGTCGGAGCTGGAGGTGATGATCGAACGTATTCCACCATTTTGAAGAGTGCTCTGCCGATGCAACTGCGCGCGAGTCCGTACAAGGCCGAGAGAAAAAACAAGTTTTTCAAAGAAATGCCTGCCGATTTCAATCCGATCGATCGGTGGGGATTTTTTCTTACGTCGGTGCGCTTTCAGGGAAATTGTGGAGCGTGTTGGGCTATGGCTAGCGCAAAAACGTTATCGGACCGGTATAGTATTCTCAGCCTGGGTGGCTTGTTAGAAGATTTTTCTGCGTACATGATGGTGGCATGCGAAGGAACGATTTTTCCGGGTCCGAAAATTGACGACGAGACAATGAAACGTCTGAGTCTGGACGCGCACACAGCTGGCGCATGCAATGGTAACACTCTGACCAACTCGATGGACTATCTCTATGCGGTTGGTTGTGTGACCACGACCTGCGTTAATCCCGGTCTGTTTACCGAATATCAGATCCCCAACCTAGCCACCGTCGAGGATCCAAGCAAGGTGCCATTGTGCACGGCCATGCTTGGTCCTACTTACGATAATTGTCTCAACAGAACGCAGGCGGCGCGGTTTTATCGTACGATTGCTGGGTATGAAGTGGATAGTGACATCCAATCGATCAAGTTGGAAATCTACAAGTGGGGGCCAGTGTTAGCCGGTATGCGAATGTTTACGAACTTTACAAAAACGTACGATGGTACCACTATCTACATGGGTCCGGAAAAGGACGAAACCTCGGTCGGCGGTCATGCCGTAGAAATTTGCGGGTGGGGACGCGAAGGTGACACTGACTACTGGTGGATCTGCAATAGTTGGGGATCATCGTGGGGTCTCAGCGGCTACTTTCGTATGAAAATGAACATCAAAGAGTGTGAACTCGAGCAGAACGTTGTTGCATTCATTCCCGATTTTCCCGGGTTCACGACCGATATGATCGAGTACAAGGCGACGGTGAGAAGTCCGTTGCAGACCTTACGCGACTATATGGGTGTGGATCCAATCACCGGATACCCGTATGTGAACATTGAAAAAATCAAGGACGGCCAGTTGAAAGGTGACTTGCGTCCGATTTTTTTATCTCCTTTGCCTGATATGAATACGGTGTGGCTTGGTGATATCACAAACAATCAATTGTTATGGAAAACCTCATTTGATACGTTTCAGCAGCCAAAGTTCACCGTGCGGTATCAATGGAACTGGTGGTGGATTCTGGTAGGAGTTGCAGGTGTAATAATCGCCTACGCAGTGGCTCGAGTTTTGGGAAAACGTAACAGAATGCTCAAATGAAAGGATTTCAAAAAAAAAACGTCAAACATTTCGGTAGAACGCCACCAAGTATCGAGGAATAGCGCCGTAGCGGTACGGTGTGACGATAATACCACCGGACGGGTCCATCGAGTTGTCGAATTTGGTGGTATCAATCACCGCGTCCCGACCAAAGAAACCGATGTTTCCAACGATCACAGAGCACAGCAACATGAACGACACTTCATTGTGACTACTCGGCGGTGCATAATTCTTGCTGTAGCTGGCGTTTCGTGCAAAGTAGGTACCTTTACCGTACATACTTTTTTTGTTCATGTCCGGATTAAAACCGTCTTTCGCAATGATTCGGGCGATTTCTTCGGTCGTGCCGTGATACATTTCTACCTCTTTCACTCCATCGACTCCGCGTTTTTGGAGAAGATCGCTCTTTTGTTGCTCGTATTTGTGTTCGAGATCGGCATTTTCCATCTTCTCAATCCACAGCACACACGAATTTTGATAGCTTCGGCGGAGTTTCAATAAAATCTCATCGTACAACTTATCGTTCATGTTCACATAAGTTGTCATTTTTTTTTGGGTTGTAGTTTGCAAGGTTTTATATGTATTTTATTTCACTTTACTCCTTCCCAACCAGTCGGTACACACAAATGGTATCAAATTCAGAATGCTTGGTGATCAGAATGCCAATTTGTGGTTCGTTTTCGTACTTGAACTGGTACAATTGACCATTGACGTACAGATAGGCTGTGAACGATCCGTCCTCCCCCGTGCTTTGGAAGTAAATCATCGCACCCTCTTGGTTGCCCATCCACACTTTTTTTTCTTTGGACGACACTTTCAGTTTCTTGTGTGGTACGCCAACTCCTTCAAAAATCAGGGAAGATTGTGATGATGAAGGTGACGACGGCGATGGTGGTGACGGCGACGGTGACGACGGTGATGGTGACGACAATGGTGACAATGAGGGTGACGACGGTGGTGGCGACGACAATGGTGACGATGATGGCGACGACGGTGATGATGACGACAATGGTGACGACAATGATGGCGATGAAAGAATACCTGACAGGTATGGATAAGAGGTGATGCCAATAATGATAATCAACATTATAATCACCAAAGCGTGTGTCATGGTTGTTTATTTTGTCGAGAAAAAAAACTAAAAATGATTATTAAAGTGCCCGATTGGGATAAACAAAAAACGAACTATGTCTCTGTCTGAGGTCGAAATTTTTCCTCATAGCTGGAATGTATACGAGGAAAACGAAACGCTGGGGATTCGCATTTTTGGTCTGAATGAGAGAAACGAAAGCACGTTTGTGTTGGTCAACAATTTTCAACCGTACATTTACCTCGAACTTCCCGAACTTCCGAACGGCTGGTCACAGCCACTCTTGTCCATTCTCGGCGCCAAGCTGGACGAAGTGCATGGTCGTCGCAAGCCGGTCAAGAAACAGTTTGTGAAATTGAAGAAACTTTACTACGCCAAGGGAACCTTTGACGCGAAAGGTGAATACCATGACAAGGTGTACCCATTTCTGAAGTGCTACTTCTCGTGCGATACACATCGGTCGTACTTCACCAGCAGCTACAATCCTGGCACCAAGTACCCGGCACGGACGATCGTTTTGCCGGGAGGTATACGTTTGGAAGGCGATCTGGCCTTGAAAGTGCACGAGATCAAGGCCGATCCCGTGTTGCAGTTCATGTGCGAGATGGACATTCGACCATCCGGTTGGTTCAAGTGCGTCGCCAGGAAGATCAAGGATTCCGAGAAACAGAGCACCTGTGTGCACGAGTACGAGACGTCGTGTACTCGACTGACTAAATCCGCCAATGGGGCAAGTATGGTCACAGTGAAAAACTTCACCAATCTCGATCGGGACAATGCGGCACGCCCGCTGATTCTGTCGTTCGATATCGAGGTGAACTCGTCTAACCCGAACGTTGCACCGCAGTTCGGTCAGCCCGACGACAAAGTGTTTCAAATCTCGTGTGTGTTGGGACGGAATGGCGATCCCGAGGAGACATATCAAAAATACATATTATCACTCAGACGGCATCGCGGCAAAGAAGCGCCTCTCATTCCCGAAATGGTTGGTGAGAATGTGCAAATCATCGAGTACAACACAGAATCCGACCTGATTGTTGGTTTCACCTCGTTCGTGTTGGAGAAGGATCCGCAATTGATTTGCGGGTATAACATTTTTTCTTTTGACATTCCCTATCTGTACGAACGCGCCAAACAACCGTTCAATCGGTGTGAAACGCTGTTTGATCAACTGTCTTGTATTGCCGACTACCACTGTCCGGAAACCAAAGTCGAGTGGAGCAGCAGCGCCTACAAGAACCAGAGTTTTGTGTATTTGGACGCGCCCGGGCGCATTTGGGTCGACCTGTACCCCATCATTCAGCGCGACTACAAGCTCGAAAACTACAAATTGAAAACCGTATCGGATTATTTTCTCGGTCAAACCAAAGATCCACTGACACCGAAAGGTATTTTCCGACGGTTCCGCGAATTCAAGTCGGAGGGACTGTCGGAGGTGGCCAAGTACTGTGTGAAAGACTCAGAGCTGGTCATCAAATTGTTCGAGAAGCTGCAACAGTGGATCGGTCTGTGCGAAATGTCCAACACGTGCAACACACCGCTGTTCTATCTGTACACCAAGGGTCAGCAGATCAAGATTTTCTCGCAAGTATACAAGAAGTGCCTGGTCGACAACTATGTGATCGACACATCGTCGTTTGTGGTCAACCCGAACGACAATTACACGGGCGCGTACGTGTTCACACCAGTGCCCGGTGTGTACGACATGGTGGTGTCATTTGATTTCTCCAGTCTGTACCCGTCTACCATCATCGCCTACAACATCGACTACACCACCCTCGTACAGAACGACTCCATTCCCGACGAGATGTGTCATATCATTGAGTGGGAGGATCACTGTGGCTGCGAGCATGACGAAACTGTCAGAAAAAGCAAACCCAAAAACATTGTGTGCGGTGCGCACCGCTTTCGGTTTCTTCGACAATCGGAGAAAACCGTAGGTGTATTGCCTACATTACTCACCAACCTCATTGCCGCGCGCAAAAAGACAAGAAAACAGATGGAGAAATTGGAAAGCGAGTTGGAAGACATGAAAGAGGAAGATCGAATAGTGGCCAAACGTATCATCACCGTTTTGGACAAGCGTCAGCAGTCGTATAAGGTGTCTGCCAACAGTATGTACGGTGGTATGGGTGTGAAAAAGGGTTACCTGCCGTTCTTGCCGGGCGCTATGAGCACCACCGCCCAAGGTCGTAAATCGATTGACACGGCCAGCAAAGCGTTGGTGTCCGAGTTCGACGCCACTCTGATTTATGGTGACACGGACAGTTGCTATATCTCGTTCAAACAGTACCAATCCACTGAAAATGCGCGAGACTTGGACACGTTCTGTCGTCATATTGAGACACAAATCTCGAGTTTGTTTCCACCGCCCATGAAGTTTGCGTACGAGGAAAACATTTACGCGCGCTACCTCATCCTGAGCAAGAAAAGGTACATGGCGCTGAAGTGTAATCTGGACGGTGTGGTCAATCAATCGAAAATTGAGAAAAAAGGTGTGCTTCTCACACGCCGCGACAATGCCCAGTTCTGTCGCAACTTTTACCAGGCAATCATTATGTCGGCGTTCAACAAGTTACCCTTCGACGCGGTGATTGACATTCTCATACAGTTCACACAGCAATTGATGTCGTATAGTGTAGCCTCGAAAGATTTGTCGATTTCTAAGAGTATCGGTAAAGTGGAGGACTACAAGATCAAGGCACTACCTACCGACAACAAAAAGTTGCTCAAACGTTTTGCCGATCTGGGAATCAACGCCGATCAGGCTGATTTGGACTTTACGCGCACCTACTTTGATACCTATCTGAAAAAGCATGACGGTTACGAATTGGCTCGGTTCACCAATCCGCTCGAGTTTGAGATTATCGAGATGTATTTTGCACTGGCGCTGCCGTCACAGGTGCAATTGGCCGAGAAGATGCGTCGTCGCGGTACCATGGTTGCCGCCGGCGAACGTCTTGCATACGTGGTGTTGCAGTCGGATAACACGTTGAAGGACAAGCTGTTTGAGAAAATCGAGGATCTCGACTACTTTCGCGAGTTTGCCGACCTGCTCAAACTCGATTTCCTGTACTACTTGCGACTGTTGTCAAAATCGGTCGAGGAGGTGCTGAAGGCAGTATACGGTCAGACCGGCGTGTTCACGAAGATGTATAAGTACCGCGAGAATTATTTCAAGGTGATGAGACAGCTTGAGTCGCTGTCCAACGCCAAGATAGTCGAGGTTGTGAATGACGATGATATGAAACAATAAATAAATTGTAATGATAATAAAGAATATGCCTGATACAGTTCTTTTACAGGATCCCAGTGAAATTGAAAGTGTGTTAGACAGTGAAAAAAAAGCAGAATACTATGTGGTGCTCGACCCGAGCAAAGACGATTTCGACCAGCTTGTCGATCGCGCGATCTCATACGGTTTCCGCGATCCGGTGATGGTGAATGATATTCACATCCCCACATCTTCGTACTCCTTTGAATCCTTCAACGCTGACAAACCGTACATGTGTATGCACTTAGGAGGGGAGAAAAACAAAGACGTACCCGACCATATTCGGGCACAAGTCGATTTTTGTCTGCGCCACTATGCCCGCCAACCAATATGCCAACACTCTCTCCAAATTGATCGTAAATCTCTCGACTTCCTGTTCTACCACACCAGACATCATCGTCACGAAAGCGGTACAAATGCCGCCCAAACAGGTAAGAAAAAACCGAAACAGCGCGAAATCTCTGGAAAGTTCAAGATTTCTTATTCACCAACTTCCGACGACAAGAGTACTTTGCACGTCTCGGTCGATATAGAAAGCACCAAAGTAGGCGAAAATGAGAGCGCCTCATACCACGAATCAATCGGTTCGTTTCATACGCATCCGTACGACGCGTACAAACGGCACGAAGTGTGCGTGGCGTTCCCGAGCGGTGACGACTATGCCACCACCATTTTTTTGTACGCAACTGGTATGGGAGCGTTTCACGTGTTGAGCTCGATTGAAGGTATCTATCTTATTACAATGAAGCCTTCATTTGTCAAACGGTACAAACCGAACCAAGTCTTTCGCAATTTGAAAAAGTGGGAAAAGTACGTGTTCGATCGGTATGACATTGGATACCCGGGTTGCTCAGTCGATCGTGACAACAAAGTATTTTGGAAACGTTATATTGCCAAATATCTAAAAAAAATCGACAAGAAGAAAGTATTTCGGGTGCAGTTCAAATCCTGGGAACACGCGCACGAACCGTTCCTATTAGAGTACCGACCGGTCAGGAAGAATTGTCCCATTTCCGACCGCCAAATTAAGCATCTGCACCGTTTGCTTCCTTCAAAGAAGTGATGAAGCTGTACAGGAAATGCACGTATCGGCAATCCAGCTCGTTATAGTGCACAATCGGCGCGAACCGTGACAAGTCTGGGTGAGTAGATGAGTCATATATCGACGATGCGAGGTGCATGGCTTGTAGACCGTCGTCACAATCACCAGAAGGTAACTCCAAATTGGTCAGACCGCCTTCGCGAAACGCTCGAATCAACGATTTCAATTTGAAGTTGAGTGAACCTTTGACCACAATTTTCTGCGACACCCACGGTTCGTACAAATCAATCCATCCCACGTCATAGTCTGTCGGTGCCAGACCGTGACGTGTCATAGCACGTGACCAGAAACCTTTCTCGGCAAACCAGTACAAACAATTCGGACGACCGTTTTTGTTCCAAAATTGGTGAAACTCGAGCATCAAACGCAACTCTTCGGCTTCCGTATTGGTCTTCATCAACCACGAATAGTACCGACCGCGGTAGAAACATCCAATCATAAAGATACGCTCACCCTCATCGCCAAATAGATCCACCAGGGTTTCAAAGTCAACGTACATGTTATCATCCACCGGACCGTACGGACACACCACTTTGGGAAGTGATGAGGGCGAATACGTGAACTCCTCGGACCTGTTTACGGCCAGAATCGCGTCGACCGTTTCGCCATACACACCATTCATCTCCATAACCGCTGCGCAGCATTTTGGATCGTCCCATGTGTACACCTTGTGACGTCGAGCATTGTCGCGGTGAATCGGCGAACATCGCCAAATTTGAGTGATGTCGCGGAGGTGTGCTGCCCACTCCGCCTTCAGCGCTTGGTGATAGGGGTGTACCACCTTCATGTTTGGGTACAGTTCGCGTGGAAATCCGCCAATGCGCCACTCTCGTCCCTCACTTTTGACACGGCGCATCCATGCCACCGCCTGCTCGAAAATGTGCGCAAACTGGCTGTCTTTGCTGTTGTAGTCGACGTAGCCAAGTGTGGACAACTCGCCTGGCGCCTCTACCCCGCCGACTTTGACTACCCGTTTGCCGATAATATACGCCACCCCCGGAAATACGCCCTGTACAGTCGCGAGAAGTCGACTATACATCATCAACTGCGTCTTATAGTAACGCAACCTTCCCGAATTGGTGAGGTAGGTGTTGTTACTGACCATACCTAGCGTTGAGTACTTGATTTCGACCGGGATATAGTAGTGTGTGCCAAAATAAGATGCACGGGGTGGACGATTGACAAGCGAATCGCTGATCATTCCCAGCGCGTCGTTGCGCACCAACAAGTCGGGAATGCCGTGCATACCCTCGGCAATGTCGATAAGATACCCGCTGTAAATGATTGGGTCACCGCGTTTCATCGCGTTCATCGTGCTCGTGAAATCCATTCGTGAGGTGTTCCCGTCGGTGTATGCACGACTTGTGGGAAGTTGCGAATGCTTGTCCAGCGCCAAACCGGTGCGTGTACGTAGTTGATTTAGAATTTTGGCTTCAAACTCGATGCCCAGGTCGAACAGCGACTGCAACGGGTGCGGATCAGGCGGTGCAACATACAGATCGAGAAAGTCGGCAAACAGATCGTCGAGACAGAAGTTTTGCAGATCAGACGCCGACACGTATGGGTGTATGATCGGTAGGGACTGTGTCATTTTCAATTGATTTCGCGTGCGCTTGGCAACACACGTTTCACGTTCCGAGTGTGAATGAACAGTTGCAAAAAGCTCCTGGAGTTGAGACGACATTTTTTTGGTATTTGCTATAACAGTTTAAATTGGTTAAAAGTTCAAAACGGGACGGGAATTGCTTGCCAGTTCAAGTATGACAGCTGATTGTACGGAACCGTCAGAACCTCCGTCGAGTTGTCACATGTCGAAAACACGATTTTGAGTTTTTCCTCGGGCCCGTCCATATACAAAACCGACAACGAAAATTCCACATACAATTCCTTCATCACAAATGGTTCAGTAACCGCAATCAAGTTCCATGTTACCGCGTCATACTTGAGAAAGCGGTGAAAATATTTGCGCATCCTTCCTTCGAACGCCACTTCGTGTACTAAAAATAGGTACGCGTTTTCTTTGGGAATGTACACCGGGTTGGCCGAACCACGCACGTTTTCCAAGTTAATCATGACTGGTGTGTGTTCGCAGACCAGTTCGACAACGCCACTTTGCAGATCTGTAACGCGTAACAGTGTGAACGGATGATGACTGTAACAAATGTACAATTCGGGCGATTGAGTGTGTAAGGTGGCAAACAATGTCCAGTTTTTCTGGACCATATCTTCTCGAAAACGAATTGGAGAAATACACGGAATCCGACAAGTGTCCACAATTTCAAACCAGACCACCGACGGATGAGGATATACTCCATACTCTGAGCTGACCGCAATCGCATACATCTTATCTCCAAATTGGCAGACTCGAATATCTTCCAGACCTTGCACGATCGACAAATGGTTTGTGGGTTGGAAATGCTCAATTTGTTGTGACTGTGTACAAGATCCGTCGGCATCAAAGGTGCACCAATAATTGATAGTTCTGATCACACCATCTTCATCATTCGAATGGTACGTAAATTCCCGATCCAGTGTATAGTTGACAGCACGCACGACGCCTTGCAAACCTAGACCGTTTGGCCACAAGCACGCACTTGACGTGTGGTAGGTTTTGTCAACACCGTGAATTGTCAATTGTTGTATACTGCCGCCCTTTGTCGCCAAAGGTCTCATGTAGAAGAGGCAGTTTTTTTGCGCCTGTTTTTGCACCGAGTCGGGCACATTCACAAATGGACATCGTGCTAAATACTGGCACGCAACCCGACCAGTTTGAATGGCGCCAGTGTAGAATGCCATAATAGACAGTTCTTCGATAAGAGCGTACTCGTACACGGCCGGTTCGATGAATAATGTCAGGTCTTTCGGTTTTGACAGACGCAGTCCCTCGCGCACAAACATCAATCCCAACACATTTTGACCACGCAAGCGGTAGTGACGTGCTACGCGCCACAGACTTTCGGCGCGCCGCGGTAAAACATTGTACGCATACAACCAACAGCTGACTGCGTGTTCTGACTGATTTAATGCTTCATAGCAAATGCCCATGTACAACCACGACATGAATAGCTCTTCGACCCATCCCCCCTTAGATACACGCTTTTTATACATTTCCACCGCGTCCGCGTACTGTTGCACGTCTTTCAAGGAGTTCGCCAGGTAAAACATGTATCTCGTGTTGGTTGGTTCAGCGAGCAAACCCTCGGTCAACAGCCGAATATCTCTAGTGAATTTGTCGTGTTTGCATCCACCGTCTCCAAAGTCCGACAAGTAGACACCGGCAAATTGACGAGGTGGCGGGATGTTGGGAATCTCCCAATACTCGTGAGTGACACCCACACACTTAGCCGGTAAGTCCGACCGTATCACACGGGTGTTCCAGTACTCAAGTGCCGATGATTTTTGCAGAAGTGACCAAGATATCGATGTGCTCAACGCCGTTTTGTCATACGCCGACTCGCACATACACATGTCAGCATCGATGGTGACTGCATAGTTGGTGGATCGGTCGATGTGTTGTTCGTCCAGCCACTTTTGAACGTTTTCAAACGATTCGGTACGGTTAGCACCAAAGTTGCGCCATTCCGATCGAAACACTTTCCCAGCAATGTTTTCTTTTGCCAAAAAGGTTTCAATGATTTGTACCGTATCATCAGTCGATCCGGTATCGGTTATCACAATATAATCCACAAATGGTTTGACAGACGCAAGGCATCTGTCAATGATTTGAGATTCATTTTTTACAATCATGAACAATGTGACAGTGGTCATTTTTTTTTTTGTTTGTACATCTTTTACCCGTTTAGGTATGTTTATCCAAAAACTGCATGACGGCCTCGGCTGTGCGCGCACCCTCGTAGGACTTCATCACCTTTCCGTCCTTGTCAAATAGGTACACACTGGGAAATCCCTGAAACTTGTGTGGAGCCACCACTTGTGGCCATCTCTTCATCAACGATTGTTCGCTTGGACGACTGAATTGAGCAGGATCGCCACGTTGACCAGTGCCGTTCATAGCGTAGAGACGCACTTTGCCCTGTTGTTGCACAATCGGCATGATTTGCTCAAACACCTTCTTCATTGCAGCGCAATTGTGGCACCAGTGAGCAAATGTTAACACCAACGAGTACTTGTCGCGATCGTCTGGTAGCGGGACAATGCAATTGTCCACCACATCCCAGTCCTCAAGGAAATAAATACCGTCCATATCTCTTTTTTGTATTATGCAACACTTTTTTTTTCTGAATTTTTTTCACACCTTTCACACCTTTTATACCTTTCATACCTTTCATACCTCCTCTGACTCATCCTCGGTCAGCATCGACTTGTCTTTCAAGTAGACACAAATTTTACCGAGATTGCCGACATTGCTCTTGAACATGATCGGTAGCTCTTCCGCCTGGAAAATCTGAATTTGCGTGGACAGGCCTGCGACCTTGGAGATGCGGATCAGTTGCTCCATCTCGAACTCTTGAGTGACGCTGAACTTTTCGTCGTCACCGTCGCCAAAAACAATGTCTCGGCTGTACACACCATTAGAATTGCAGGTAAACTTGATGGTGTTGTCGCTTGAGGCAATGTTGATTGCATTACCGCCCATACTGTTGAGGTCCTTGATCATTTTCACGTATTCGTTACTCGGCACGATGACCGCGCTATCGTACCCTTCGGGTAACTCGATGTCCAAGCTTTGCAGGTTTTGAATTTTCACAAAGCTGGTGGTGATACGCGTCTTCTCCTTTGGAATCACACGAATGCCCAACTCGTTCGAGTGTTCTTCGTCGATAAACAAGACCACACTGTCCTTCTTCTTGATGCTCTTGACCATCTTATAGAAGTGAGTGAAGTTGAGACCGATGGACATCACACCCGGATTTTTGAACTTGTACTGCACAAAATTCTCACCAGCCATCTCCAGATCAATGAGGATTTTCTTGTTGCTGTCGGTCATTCGGAAAATGATGCCCTTCTTGCTCAGAATAAAACACCCATTCTTGATGTTGTTTTGCAGCAATTCCGCGAGTGTTTTGATGATGTAACCCTCGGAAGTCTTGCAAAAAAAAGTAAAATTACCGGCCATACCGGCGGACGCAGAAGAGGTAGATGCAGAGGCGGACATGACAATTTTGTAACAAATTTTTCATTTTAAATATAAAATATGAAGTGGTTAGAATCGTTGACATCAACCTTCCGAGGGTCGGGATCCTCGTCTTCCTCGTCTTCTTCGCCCTCCTCGTCTTCTTCGTCATCCCCCTCCTCGCCGTCTTCGCCAACATCGACCTCATTGATTGGTTTGTTTGTGACATTCGTGATGGCCATGTGTTTGTTGTCGTGGCAAAAGCCAGACTATGTGATGGAGATGGATATGGCAGGCGAACGTGTCATTTCCTACCGTCGAGTGTTTGTGTACAGTCTGCTGATCTCGACCAGTCTGGCATTATTGGTATTCGGTGTACAGTACTGGCGTGCCAGCAAGGCGGTAAAGCGCGCGTCGCGCGATCATCACGGTCACCGCCAATCGCGCGAGAATTCGCGTGCCTCAACAAAAAAATAAAGGAATTATCTTAGAATAAATGACTTTGTACATTCCTCAACCACTGCGTGTCTGCCAAGAGTTGTACGGGGTGCAAAACATTCTCGATATTCGCGATGCGATGTGCAACTGCTTTGTGCGGTTTTGCGGAATGAGCTCAGAATGGATGGACACTCGCGTCTACTTTGAGCTCCAGCGTCAACTAGTGCAGGCCATAACCGACGCGGGTCGCAATCCGCGCGCATTCCGCCTGGCGGTGTCGCCAGACCGCGTCATGCCGAATCCTTTCCCAAAGTACTTGTTTGAGTGCAACGGTGACAAAGAGACCGCCTATAACAAAGCTACCGAAGAGGTACTCACAACGTTTCCTCCTGACATGGTTAAACAAGCGTTACTTCACATATACATTGATTACCATTCGTGCTGAATTGGCGCTTTTATATATCATCGAAATCAAACATGACATCTTTCTCGTCTTCTTCGTCGTCGTCTTCGTCGCCGAGAGTGTAGTGATTGTTCACTGAAAAGTTCACTTCTCCCATACTACGCAGCTTGCCGGCCTCCTCATGAGTGTAGACGAACACAATATCACCTTTGTCCTGTTGAAAATCGCGTGTGCCAACCAGAACCACCGCGTCCACCACCACAATGCTGCGCTTACATTTTTTCCGCAGATGACATAACCGCGTGATGTCATCTGAGCATTTCACTGTGAAATTGCAATCACCAAGTGCTTTCATCACCTGACCATAGACTGTGCCTTCCACCGAGTCGCGTAGAAGCAGCTCGCGTTTCACCACGTCAGCACGTTTGGCCGAATTTTTCTTGCTCTTTGCGTTTTTTGGCATTTCCGTATGCATATAACACGCAAAGTCTTTATATATCAACCATTTAGAGATATTCTAACATTTCCACATTTTCCATTCGTAACTCATTCCACCACACCATATTCTCGTAAAATTGGTACATAATCGCAAACTGTCTGGTCCCTTCTCGTTCGGGGTGCAAGAAGAAAAAGTATTGTCGACTGCCTTTGAACGATAGCTGAGGTCGTTCGGGCTGTTCAAGGTATTCGCAGTCTTCACAGACCAACAAACACCGTTGAGACGGTGTTTGACAGAAGATATTCTCTTTGATGATCGTCATGCGTTGCCTCGCCTCCTGATCATTGAACACGTCGAAGAAACCGTCCCATAGCATCACCTGTCGTAAAGGGGACGGCAGCCACCAACCGCATATTGGACACGCAAACTCCTCTAAGTGCGCGGTATGTTTCCGTTCCAGCAGATACTTTCGACACCATTTTTCACGCGTTCGATCAACGTGTAGGAGCGCCGCAAGTTCACGCGGTCCCAGGAAGGCGCAAATAACTGCAAACGTGTCACAATGATTCATATTATCTCATCCATTCATTCACGATTTTAAAATATCATTCTTATTTTAAAAAAAAGATTCATGATCGACCTGAAGTACTACTGGGAGCAGTACGGTCTGGAGTTGTTGGCCGGTTTGTCTGTGATTTGTATTCTTGTCCTGTACGTGTACAACTGGATGACGGGCGCCACCGGTACCTACAATTTGGCACGAGCCACCGAAACAGCAAAACCCTCGTTGGCACCAACGTCGATTCCGCCTCATCTCACCGCCATGCCGCACACCGAAAAAGACAGCAAACTCGAACTACAGAGCAAGGTAATTTTGGAACAGATTTTTCGCCGTCCGTTCTACAAAATACGACCTGACTTTTTGCGCAATGATGTGACCGGTTTCAATCTGGAAATCGATTTGTACAACGACGATCTGAAGTTGGCGGTGGAGGTGCAAGGCGATCAGCACTACAAGTTCAATCCGTTTTTCCACAGGAATAAGGAGCACTTTATGAATCAGCGGTACCGTGACGAAATGAAGAAAATAAAATGCAAAGCGAACGGAATCACCCTCATCGAAGTTCCATACCGAGTCGGTGAAAAACGCCTTCGTTCATTCATTCTCGATCAACTGCGAAATGAAGGATTTTTGTTGTGAATACACATCACACACATTCTGAACATTTTTTGAAATCTTTGTAGTGTAGGTATACACAGACCGACCAGACGGTGATGAGCAATCCGATGTAGTACTGATCAGTTGCGGTCAGCGTCAAACCCACCGCGGCGATAGGCACAACAATACAAGCGGGACATACCATTTTTTATTACTTTATTTATTTGTTGTTGTTAATTCTTGTTATTTTTCGCGATGATGTAGGCACCAATCGACACCGCCAAAAACACCACTCCAGTGTACAAGCTCAATTTTTGCCAGTCCACCGCGGTCACCAACGAAACCGGATCCTGCTTGACAAACAAACTCCACTTGAAAACTTTGACAGACACATACCCGAGCACCATCATGATCAGCGCTGCGAAAAATCCAAGCTTCACCGCACACATGACACGAGCCATTTCAGATGAGGACGATGAATGCTTTCTACCGCGACGTCCGAATTGCATTCCCGACGAACCTGATTCGGACACGGTCTGTGTCTGAGCTGAGGGCGCTGTAGGCGAGGAAGGCGAGGAGGGCGATGAAGGCGCTGACGAAATAGTGGATGACTCCGATGAGTCGGACTCCTGGATAGCTTGGCGACCGAACGAGTGCATGTAGTAGACCATTTGTGTTTTTTTATTGTAGATCATAAAAAAGTTTTTTAAATTGTTTTATTACTTACATGCAGCTCTACCGCTCACATCCAATCGGCCACGGTGAGATGCGTCCAAAACAGTGCGAATGCGATTACCGCCACGAACAGGTTCACAAGTTTTACCCATAACTTGGTCTCGTACTCGTGCTGTGGCATCTTGTCAGGATCGGGGGTGACGATCAGGATGTCACCCCATGAAGCAAACTTGTGCTTGACCATCTGTTCGCCCACGAATTCGGCGACGACGTACACCAGAATTGCCATCAGCGTGCACACAATTAATTTGGTGTACAGAGGGCATCCGCGACCGCGAGAGATACACTCGGTCATGGTAGAGCAATATCGTTTCATCTCTTTTTTGTTTTTCACACGTTTTTTTTTATTTTGTTTTATTCTTTGCTTTTTCACATATTTACGCGGTTCACATCGGCCTCTAAGAATCCGAACTCGAGATACCATTCTTTGCCAATATAATTGGTCAAGAACTCTTTCTCTTCACGCGTGAGGTACGATGGGTGCAATCCCGACTGTAGCATCACGCGAATTTGTGCGACCATTTCAACCGCAGCCGTCATCTCACCCTTTTCATTGAAGTCGTTCTCCAAATTGCCATACATCTGTTTGCCAATCTCCTCGTACCGTTTCTGTTCTTCAATCGGTAAATTTTTCTTCATTTCCACAAACATTGGATTGTCAAACAATGGGTCTAGTTCTCGCTTTTCTTCACCGGAGGCTCCGGTTCCTCCGGTTCCTCCGGAGGCAGCCACACGCTGCTTAATTTTCTCGCGCAAGCGCTCTTTGATCGACGATGAGGATGAGGACGACATCTGTTTTGTCATTATAAAGGGTTTTGTTTAAATTTTATAAAACTGACTCCAATCGACAATTTTTTTTTGGTTACCTATTTAGACACGATAATATGGCAGTCGAACTTCCCACCACTGATGACATGATCAAGGTCGCCGTACAGACCGTACAGGAGATGCTTGTTGATCGCGGCTACACCATTCAGTTCATTGATCCAACCGGAAAGGACACCGACTTTTTCATCAAAGCAAACAAAGTAAATGATTGGATCATTTGCTGTATCAATGAAGACGAGAAGGTAAACATTGCAGATATGAAAAACCGTCTCAAA